ACAACTATTATCCTTTTATTTCGGAGAGTAGTCCCGTAAGGAGCGGGGTCGGACTGTAAATCCGATGTCTTAGACCCGAGTGGGTTCGATACCCTCTTCTCCGACCAGATTGAATTAAAAATAATAAAGGAGTTTTTAATGGATAAGCCTGATAGTGTTAAAATTTTAGCAGAAATTATTGCATTAACATATGCCATGGGAGCCGAAGAAGATGGTTCTAATCCATATTTTGAGATGTTAGATGATAATACTAAGGAAGTATTAAAAAATTTTTTTGAATAAGTGAAGGAGATAGATGCCCTTCCAATATCGGAATATAGCGCAGTTTGGTAGCGCGCCCCGCTTGGGACGGGAAGGCCGCAGGTTCAAATCCTGCTATTCCGACCATTAAAAACGTATATGTGCGGCCGCTTGCTATGTCGTGTACATTGACTTCGCTAGTGCGCAGACATTAGCGACCGCGCGCACCTGTACGTTTAACTTAAAAGGAGACTTCTAATGACAACAGTTGAACTTCGTAAAATTGAAAACCGTTCATACTTTCAAGTCAATCCAAACTTATATACGGAAGAAGAACTTAATTTAATTGACTTAGTTTTACAAGTTGCAAAAAATTTGGAAGAACTTCAATTTATACTTATGATTCATTAGCTCAGGCGGTAGAGCACTTGACTTTTAATCAAGGTGTCCCGAGTTCGACCCTCGGATGGATCACCATTCGAGATTTGGCGGCCCGCGTGTTCATCGTAATAAGAAATTAGGGCGTTACACACCTATAGTCTAATGGAAAGAACGGATGGCTACGGACTATCAGATGTGGGTTCAATTCCTACTAGGTGTACCACCAGACTTCCCACCACCTCGTACCAAAGTGTGGAATCCTAGGAAAGCGAGGGAACTCCAGACAAGAATGTCTGCGCAAGTAGGTTGTGCTACTTAGACTTATGCCTACGGGCGCCGCGAGATTGGCTCGCCAGGGTAGGGTTCGAATCCCTAGGGGTCCATAGGCATAAGTCAACTTTTAATAGTAAGTATCGGTAGCCAAGAAGTTAAGGCAAGTGGTTGCAACCCACTGACCGTTGGTGCGAATCCGACCCGATACTCCAATATACGCCTTGTCCTCGACGGTTTTGAGGGATGGCCTTATAAGCCATTACATAAAGTTCAACTCTTTAGGGGCGTACCATATGGAACGATAGCTTAAGCAGTCTGAGCGCGGGTCTGAAGAACCCGAGGATGAGGGTGCGACACCTTCTCGTTCCACCATTAAGTGGGCAAGGGTTGTCCCGCAAGTAAGATATAAGTTCGATTCTTATCACCGTAGAGGTTCGACTCCTCTATATGTTGGCACTAAAACTTGCTATATGCGCTTGTGGCGGAATAGGCAGACGCAAGGGACTTAAAATCCCTCGGCTTCGGTCGTGCTGGTTCGACTCCAGTCAGGCGCACCAAAGAATCTACGGTGGCGGAATAGGTAGACGCTTTAAGCGTAAGGTCAAGGCGTGGGCATCGCTTGAACAGCACTTGACTATGTGGGGTGCAAATCTTCACCCGTAGATTTATATGCACCTATAGTTTAATTAGTAAAACACGAGCCTTGTAATCTTGAGACGTCCGAGCATAACGGACTGGGTGCTCCAATTGCTATAATTATATCGTAAAGTTGAGAGAGAAAACTCATAAAAACTCGGTCTTCGGGAGTAGTAAGAAGCGTGTGTCGGGTATAGGAACCCCGCGGGTGAACACACGACATGGAGCCTATTAACTTAGTTCACCATATAAGGTCAAAGAGGAATAAATATGAGCGGCCGCGCGTATATGTATGGCCGTAAATCTAGTGGGTTACTCAAGTTTGGCTTAAGAGGTTGCTCTGCTAAAGCAATAGGGCGCGCAGTCGTCGCAGGAGTTCGAATCTCCTACCCACTGCCATACCGAGGCGTACCGAAACGGTTATAACGGCGCTGACTTGAAATCAGTTGTGGCGAAAGCCCTGTGGGTTCGAATCCTACCGCCTCGGCCAGAGAGTTGAGAGTGCTACTATATTAGTATTACGTACTACGGTATATGTGGCAGAAATGGCTTCATGATGATTCTCAATATAGCCACTCTCACCATATCGGTATAGTATAATTGAAAGTACAACTCGACTCCAAATCGAGAAGGCGTTTGTTTGATTCGAACTACCGGTGCCATTAGTTTAACGTCGTACTTATATGTACGACGTTTCTTGTCTTTCAAAATCAATTTAAGTCGGAGGATTTGCCTATGAATAAATAATAAAGGAGGTATATAAAATGGAAGTAAAAAATGCTGGTGGAACACATGGACCAGTTGTATGTCCATATCCACATCAAAAATAAATTGACTTAAAAAAGTAGAGTCGAGCTTATAAACTGTAACTTAAATTTAGAAATGAATACAAGTTCGCGTTTATGCGCCGACTTTTTACATATATTTTATCTCTGGGAGGTTTGGTTGCGAACTTCCCTTTTTTATTAGGAGAGGAAAAGGATATGGCGATTAGTGAAAATTTATTAACTAATGAAGGACTAGAGCGATTATATTCTATGGGGCGTCCTTGGTTTAATAACTTAAGCTTACAATTAGTACAGTCCGAAGGAACTAGTACTTTAATAGATGCTGTCATTCATAAAATTGAAAAATTACATGATCTTATGTCTAAAAATCAAATATTAGTTTTTAAGCGTCTTGGGGTTTCTAGTGAAGAAGAACTACAAAAACGTGTAAATGATTTTTACAATAGTAGTGATTATACCCAATTTTCTGGACCCGCTTTACAAAAAATTTTAGATGGGTATACTTTTGGTACAGATAAAGAATTAACTAGATTCAATAATTTATTAGTACATTATTATAATACTCAAGTACCACAATATATCAAAGATAATATTAAGAATAATGTAAATGGTTTAAAAGATAAATATATAGCTTTAGCTTTTAATTACATTAATCGTGCTTTAAGTTTTGGTAGTGCAAATATTACGAGTAAAACAGTTACTAAAAGCAGAAAATTTGCAGTAATAGACGAAAACGCAATTATAAAGGCTACCGCTCAGTCGTTAACTTCATTACAAAGGGACCGTTTAACAAAAAGAGTTGAAGAATTATCAGAAAAAGAACAAATTTTAATTTCTGACGTGGAGCTAGAAATTGATGATAATTTAATACAATTAGGATATAAATGGGCTAGAACTACTCATGGTTTAAAAGGTGCTGATGTTAAAATGAGCATAGAAACTATAAAAGAAAAAAATATAGAAATTATAAATATGTTATTTACATATATTACAGTTCCTAATGCAGAAGCTTTTAAACAAATTTTAATTAATAAAATTAATAATAACCCTAATAATTTAAAAGCCTTTTTTGTTGGCAAGGCTACAACTCAAATTACTGGATTACTAGGAGAAATTGCCGCTTATAATGCTATTATTCATTTGTTAGGTGATAGTTATACTAACGAAGCATTAGATTGGGTAGCAAATCATAAAGTAGATAAAAAGTCTTTAAGTATTGATATAGTTCTTAAAGATATAGCTGGTTTTCCAGTAGGTATACAAGTTAAAAATACTACCCATTTACGTGAAGAGATAGAAAATAATCCAATTAGTTTTGCTAAAGGAGAAGCAGATATTATTTTTCAAAGATTAGGTATACAGCAAGATCCAAACAATACTTTAACCTCACTTATTGCTAGTAATACTTTTAATGTTCCTTTTGCAATGGTGGGCAATAAATTTAAACAAGTTTCTTCTGATAAAAAATTTAGTAATGACCCAGGTGAAAGAGAAGAATTTCAAAACTTTTTAGATATACATAGTCTTATAGAACAATTGACGCAAGAAATATTTGATTTTTTAAAAGCTTATGCTCCTGATTTTTTATACGCTGGAGATAATAATTTTAGAAGCGCTTTAGCCACTCTTGAAACTAATATAGATAATTCTTTAAGTGAATTTAATGGCAATTATATATATATAGTAGGGGGTCAAGTGTTTTTAATTACTAGCTTACTACAAAGATTATATAATAATTTATTATTACTAAAAAATATACAAGATTTAAATAAGCGACAAGAATTAAAAATTAAAGAAACTTTTACTTTTCAATCTTACGTTCGAAATGGTTCTAAAGATAGTTCTGGAGTTACAATTGTTGATTATCGAAATGGCTCTACAAAAGAATTATCTAATTTAAGTTCTTTTTTAGTTTCTTCTTTTGCTTTTAACTAAAATAAAAGAGTAGACATAAGTCTACTCTTTTTTAATTTGACAAATTTTCAAATTTTTGATATAATAATATTAGAAAAGATAAGAAAGGAGAAAATTCAAATGTCGCAGTATACACAGTTTTTCATAAAAACAAATTCAAATATATTCTATCCAATCGGTACGTTCTCACGCAATGATGCTCGCGCGGCCGCCATCAACGATATACTTCCCTACGAATCAATTCGTCCTCTTACGAAATCAGATTGTGTTGAAGTAATTAATAATCTTGAATCTCAAATTAAGTCATACGAAGAAAGTAAGACAGGTTATAGAGAAAAAATTGAATGGCTTAAAACTGCAACGGGCGACCTTAATGAAAGACTTGAACGTATAACTGATTATTTTGGTTATATTGAAGAGATTGATGAAGAGTTACCCGACCTCTATGATGCAATTGGTTTTTATAAAGGCATTATGGAAATAATTGATGAGGCTGAGATGGATGAGAAATATGGAGAAGGTATAGAGCATGGATTTAATCTCAAAGGGGATTCCTACGTCTATGCGGGTATAGAGGTTGGCAATCCTAATGTAACCTATGATAAAGATGGTTGGGATAAAGTACTTGAAAATAAAGCGACTGGTTATAAGAGGAAAGAATAATGTCGATATATGATACATTAAACAGATTAAAAGAACAGTGGGAGCGCGTACCGGAGTGGCGCCTTATGCAGTTAATTGTAAATTTTCAATCATATATTAGAAGTGATGGCTTCTATATTTCAAATGAAGATTTAATTGAACGATTAGAAATTTATCTTAACGATATATTAAATGTAGAAGAAGAGTAAAATGGAGAATCCTATAGAATAGGGGTAATTTAAATGACTGATTTTGTTCTTTTATGCGCGGTTCCGGGCGCAGGCAAAACATATTTTGGAAAAGTAGCAGAGGAGTCTGGCGAGTATAAGCTCGTTTCCTCAGATGACATACGTGAAGCTCTGTGGGGAGACGCAAGCATTCAGAAGAATCCAAAAAGAGTCTTTTCCGAAATGGAGGCCCGCACTATTGCGAACTTACAGAAAGGTTATAGCGTAATTTATGACGCAACTAATATAAAAAGAAAGGATAGGCTTTCAATTTTAAACAAGGTAAAAGAGTTATGTCCATCTGTAGGAACCTATTGCTTAAGATTTGATGTACCCCTTGATGAATGTATAAGGCGGGCGGCCGCACGTGAACGGAAGGTTTCTGCGGATGTCATATATCGTATGGCAGAAAGGTTTGAAGAGCCTGAGTATGATGAAGGCTGGGATTATATATGTACAGTAAGACCAATTAAGGAGGAATAGTTTATGAGACTTACTAAAGAAGAGTTTATAACTTATGTAAATAAATATAGAGATATGTCAAAAGAAGAAGAGAAAATTACTAAAATATTAGACGTAGATCCCGAATGGAAACCAGGTCAATGGGTTGACTCATATTATGATTTTTTAAACGATATGTGTGAGTTAAAAGAAAAATCTATATATGGAACAATACTTGACTGGTGGGTTTTTGAAACTAAATTTGGGACTAGAAAAGATAAGAATTTAATTGTAATAGATAATAAAGAGATAAGAATTACTAATACTGAAGAGTTATATGATTATATAATGAAAAATGAGGTAGAAAGATAGAATGGGAGATATATATATTACAAGCGATTTACATTTTTGTCATTCACAACCATTCTTATATGAGCCGCGCGGTTTTGAGAATGTAAACCAGATGAATGCTGCGATTGTACAGCGGTGGAATTCATTAGTTGAGCCTTGTGATGAGGTTTATGTATTAGGCGATTTAATGCTTAATAATACCGAAGAAGGACTTGAATATTTTAAGTTACTTAACGGGTTCAAACATATAATAATTGGAAATCATGACACCGATAGGCGCATTGAGTTATATAAAGAACTGCCGAATACAGTTGTTGAAGGGTTTGCAGCGCGTATTAAATATTATGGATATAATTTTTATTTAACGCACTATCCAACTCTTGTATCTAACTTTGATTGTGAGGAACCACTTAAAAAACAACTGATAAATTTATGTGGTCACTCTCATACACAACATTGGGATGCGGATATTGATAAAGGTTTAATTTTTCATTGTGAGTTAGATACTAATAATTGCTATCCGTGGCATATGGCTACGATAGTTTCTATGTTGAAAAATTACAAAGAATCTCATTAATTCACCTCCATACTTCTTAAAGAGCAGACGTATCCGTTTGCTCTTTTTAATTTGACTTTTTTAAAAAATTTTGATATAATATATATAGAAAATGAAGAAAGGAAAAAAAATCTGATGTACGCAATACCTACAACTGAAGAATTTAAAAGGGCAAGAACCTACTTAGAAGAATTAGTTGAAAATGGTTTCGGTGATTGGGAATCCATGTCATATTATGAATGGTATAATGCTTATAGCCATGTGTTAGCAGCCAAAGGTTGGGAAGTTCATGATGGCTGTACTAAATCTGTAGTTATTTTTGATGACTTAAATTGGGTTATTAAATGCGACCTTGAGGGTTGTGATTATTGCGAGAAGGAAGTTACAAATTGGGAATGTGCCATTAAAGAAGGGTTCACAACTTACCTTGCAGCGACTTATTTTCTAGATTGTAAGAATGGAATTAATTTTTATATACAGGAATATGCGGCGAGTGATACAGATTATTATGACTCAAAGTGTTATGAATACTACCATTCTGATTCGGAGTCAAATGAAGATGAAGACTGGTGGGAACCAGATGATGAAGAAATGGTTGTAGCATTAATTGGTGGGCCGCAGGTAGGTATGTTTATGCGTTTTTGTTGGGAATTAGACATTAATGACTTACATGCTGGTAACTTCGGACAGACCCTGGACGGCCGCACGGTTATTTTTGATTACTCAGGCTATTAAGGAGGAGAAATGAAAGACCTTTATAAAACATTAGATTATGCACATGAATTTAAACGTATGTGCCGCAGCCATCACATATGTCAGGGTTGTCCATTACAATATGATATGAATTGTCGTATTATTACTTCTATAACACCCGCCCGCATTGAAGTTGTAAAAAAGTGGAGCGAGACTCACCCCGAACAACTTAATGGTGAGAAGTTAATAGAAGATTTTAAAGCTTATTGGGGTCAAGACTTTGATACCGAAGCAGATTATGAACTTTATAAAAACTTATTAACTTGGTTACAGGAAGAGCTTGAGAAAATTTGACTTTTTCTCAAAATTCTTGTATAATATATTTAGAAAGAGTTGAGAGAGAAACCTCATAAGTCCTCAGCTTATCGAAAGGAGAACAAATGATAATCACCCCAGATTACATCAATACCTATACTCGTATAGTATTAGAACAACCCTTAAAGAATGATAAGTATCTCCGCGAAGAGTATACTCGAAACGGAGCCTTATGGGAGCGAATATTCTCCTCAAACTCTTCCTATCATCTCTGTCCGTTTGATGGTTCATTCAGGGACTGTAAGACGTGCGGGCTCGACAGCGAAGACTTTGACATTGCTTACTGCCTCTCAAAGCAAGAGTATATCCCAATCTCCACTCTTGTTCGTAGAATAAAGCAGTGTCAAGCTGCGGGCCTGCAAGTAGAGATGTATTAACAATTTATGAAATAGAAAGGAGACTTTATGGATTTTTATCTTTTTGAAGTAACACTTAAATCTCAACTTGATTATGTAAATTATTATGAACATGGGGTCTTATATGCCGAGAGTTACGAAGAAGCCTTGGATAAACTAAAGAAGTTTTATAAGGATGATGACATTGAAGAGATTAATTTAAAGTTTTATTCTAGTGAGGGCGTGTGCGTTCTTTCGCCCGTACAGGTTGATGAAGTCGAAACTTTATTCGATGAAGTTGAGGGCGGCCGCACATATACAATTAACTTAGAAAACATTTCATAAATTAATAGGAATGCAAACCACTAGTTTTTACTAGTGGTTTTTTATTGGAGAAAAATAATTTGAAATTTTTTAATTTTTCTGATATAATATATATAGAAAGTAAGAAAGGAGAAAATTTTAAATGGAGCTTACTAACAAGGAAATCAAAACGCTTAGAGCGGTGTTATATGACTTAACTACAACTTTTCAGGACTATGAGTTAAATAGATTTATGGGTTCAGAAACAATAAAGGAAATGAAGGCACTTCAGCAGAAACTTTATTATTCTGATTATTGTAAGGAGCATGGAATTGCTTATGAAGATATGACAGAAGATGATTTTATGCAGGAATATGAGGAAAGGATGTGTTGGTAGAATGAGCGGCGGACTTTATGACTATCAAGATACATATCTGAAGAGTGAAATTTTCGGTTGGGAAAGAGAAAAAGGTAATGTATTCGAGGATATAGAAATTACTGAACTTATCTATGATGTGTTTGAACTGATTCATAGCTTTGATTGGTATAAGAGTGGTGATACAGATAGGGAAGATTATCTCGAAGCAAAAGCACTTTTTAAAGCTAAGTGGTTTGCAGACTCAAATGATAGGGTGCAAGAAATTGTAGATAAGGCAATTGGAAATTTAAAAGATGAGTTATATGAAACTTTTGGGGTTGAAAGGAACTTATAAAATGAATGATTATAAAGTAGTATTAAAATATAAAAGACATGGAGTGACAGATGTCATTGAAACTTGGGATTCTAGTGGTGAAACTGGAATAGAAGCTTCTCAAAAAGCCAAAGAATGTCTTGAGCGTTATAATAAAAGTTTTGATCCTGAAGCTGGTCCCGTATATATAGTAGAAGCATATCCAGTACATGAAGTAAAGACTGTAAGAGTTTGTCTTGGCGATAATTATATAGAATATGAAGAAGAGAATTTTGCAGATTTAAATAAAGAAGATTTTTATAAACAGGTTACAGAATATGTAATGAGTAATATATCAGTTGAGATAATTTAGGAAAGGAAATTAAGATGACTGTATGGGAAACTGTTGCAAAAAAATATCAAGAAGCTACTGGTGCATATATAGATTGGGAAGAAAGATTTTTTGAGTGTGGGGAATGCGCACTTGAACCCATATATGAGGAAGATTATAATTCATATGAGGACTTTTATGATGATGAAGGTAATATAATTTGTCCGGTATGTGGGGAGATTTTGGTCGAAGCTGAAGATTTATAAAGGAGTTTATATGAGTTACTTAGTGACAAATCCTAATGGCGCGACAGTTACAGTTTTTGCACCTTATGATTGCAAGAATAACTGTCCGTTCTGTGTGAATAAAAAAGAATATAAAGATAATCCAGTCTTTGATATAGATAAAGTTGAAGATTCTATGATGATAATGAATGTGGTTTCACCTAATTGTGATTTCGTAATTACTGGCGGAGAGCCGCTTGCAGATTTAAATCTATTTGATAGGATAGTCAATCTTGTTCGTAAGATGAATGCAGTGGGCGCGCATCATAAGCTGTTTGTAAATACAACTTTGCCAGTTAAGGTAGAAGATATTTTTCAGTTGAATTCATATGCTGATGTAATTACAGGCTTTAATATCTCACGTCATATAGGAAAGTATACCCATGAGAACGGTCGCGAACTTATAGACTTACTTAGAATTCCTGTAAGAATCAATTGCGTCTTATATAATGTTAAAGATGTAGATGGGATTTGGGATTTTATAGATGAATATGATGGCTATGCTATTCAGTTTAGAGAAAATTATTTAGGAATTTATCCTTATAATGTATATAGTTCAAGTAAGATATTCGATGCACTTTATGAAAAGTTTGCAGAAAAGATAGAAGGATTTACTACCTATCATTATCAAAGAGATACTTTCCGTTGGAGCGTTGAGCTTGTGCCAAATATTTATTTTCATAGAACTGCTTGCTTCTCTACAGTATGGACTAAAGATGGACATCAGATGGTTAATGATGTAATAATCGACCCAAGAGGAGAGATATTAGGCGACTGGAATGGATATGGTGAGAAGTTAAAAGTAATTGAATACTATGAAGCTATGGGAAATGCTGAAAGAATGAGTAAGATTTTACCTTTGCTTATTGAAAAGAAGATATAAAGGAGAGAATAATGTTTAGTGATTCCAAATTTTTCCAATATATTTTATTAGTTGTCTGTTGGGTAGCTTGTACTGTAGGCTATGTAAAAGAACTATATCCTCCTGGAATAGTGCCAATTGCATCTATGATATTAATTGTAGGTGGTATTATTATAAATAAAAGTTAGATGTATACGCGCGGCGGGTCGTAAATTTACGGGAAAAATAACGCTCGGCCGCACATAACTATCAACTTGAACGTAGAAATTTTCTAGAAAGGTGTATAATATGAATGATTTAAATATGGTAATAGAAGAGTTATGTGAAAAATTTAATTGTACTTTAAATGAGTTAATACCTGCATATGCACACTATAAAATTGTTGGTTGTACTGTAGCATTAGTAATCTTTATATTAATTCTTGTGGCTTGTATTATCTGGTTGAAAGCATATATGCATAAGAAATACTTAATTAAAGATGAATATTTTTATGAAATTAATGCTTGGCTTAGTGTTGTAGGTATTATAATTAGTGTTATAATAGTTATTGCATCGGTATTTGACCTTATTATGTGGATAACAATGCCGCAGATGCAATTTCTTAATACTATTTGTGGGTAAATTAAGAGTTGGTCTTTATGACCAACTTTTTTTATTGCAATAATTTTCTAAAATTTTGGGAGTTCATGACGCTAATTTACGGGCGGCCGCACATAAACGTCCAAAAATTTTTCAAAAACTTGTAATATTGGGATTAATTTTGGGAGAAATAATTTTGGGAGGTTCTATTGGCTAATAATTTTGTAGAAATTTTCCAACTTATAAAAATTTCAAAAATTTTTCAAAATTCGTGTCTCAAAAAAATTGTAGAAACTTTTACTAAATTCTACTTATAATCGTATTAAGAAAACTTATAATTATTACTTATATATATTACTTATAAGTAATACTTATATATATAACCAAATCAAATCCAAAAAGAAGTCAACCGCGTGCGAAGAATTAGCAAGGTCCAACGGACCGCAGTCTAATTCGAGCCGCGGACTTCAACGGTTAACCTTAACGGTCAACTTATAAGTATATATATAATTATAACCTAAACGGTCAGCATATAAACGCGGCTTCATAAACGAACTACCTCAACGATTAACCTAAACGGTCAACTTAAACGGTTAACTTAAACTCAGCTTATAAGTATACTTATATATAATACGACCGATGTATAAATTCTACTTATATATATAACCTAGCTTTTACTTAACCTAAACTTAACGGAGTTAACCTAACTGGGTCAGCTTAACTGGCCTGGCTTAACTGGCTAAACCTAACTAGTTGAACCTAACTGGCTAACTTATAAGTTCTACTTATAAGTTATACTTATAAGTAAAGGCTATATGACTGCGGACGTCGTGAAAACACAGCTGATAGGGCACTGACAGGGATGGAGTAATGATGGTACTATGGTAAAAAATGGCTGCCACATACACGCAAAAAAGTCAAATTTTATATAAAAAATGCTAACTTTTTACTATAAAAACTTTAAAAATGTTCGGATTTTCTATTAAAAACTTGAAATTTTTTGTCAAATTTTAAATATATATTTATATAATAAAAAGACCGACGTTTAAGTCGGTCTTTTACGTATTACTTATAAGTTATACTTATAAGTTAAGCTCTTGTGTAGCCCTTGCACTTACCCTTAGGACCCTTTACGTCCTGAGATACTGCAGCTCCCTGGCTTACTGCGGTTCTTGCGAGTGCGGAAGCCTTCTGAGGAGAAACCTCAAGTGCAGCTGCAATGTCAGTTGCGGTAAGCGGCTCATCGGTCAGCATCTCTACGAGCTTCTCTACGAGAGGTGCATTCTCCTGTGCTTTCTTGGAGACCTTCTCACGTCTTGCGGCGTTAGCTGCGTCCATCTTCTCGATGAGTTCCTGAGCCTTAGCGATAACTTCTTCGTTGATTGTTCCTGCTACGATTGTCTGATAAAATTCTCTCTGTGTCATTTTTAAATCCTTCTTTCTTGCGTAGGCCGCAACCCAGTTACGTTTGTGAATTTTTAATTTTATGAGAGAGGTTTCTTCTCTCACTTTCTATATATATTATAGCAGAATTTTCAGAACTTTTCAAATTTTCAGTTCTTATTTCCGCTCCGAAGATTCGAATAGATTATTTGTTTTCTTCTCTCATCTTCTATAAATAGTATATCAAAAATTTGAAGCTTTTTCAAATTTTCGCAGCTCCTATAATTTTATATAAAGAAAATTTGACTTTAAAAATCAAATTTTGACGCAGCTCTCACGGGAAATAATAAAAAAATTTGACAAAAAAAGTCAAATTTCCATAGCAGCTCTATGTGCAGCTCCCAGCTCCGACGCAGCTCCTATAGGCGCAGCTCCTGGACGCGGCCACATACACATACGACACCTACGATGGCTACGGCGCTGCACCTGTGCATATTGTATACTGTATATTGTATACACAAATGGAAATTTGACTTTGTTAAAAATTTGACGAGGGCCGGCCAGTTTATACCCGGGGATCGGCCGGCCCGTGGTTTACATAATATATATATTGTAAACCCGTTGGTTGACATAAAAAAAGAGAGGTTAACCCTCTCTCTTCGCGGATATTTCCGCTTTGCGCTTGCGCACTTCCGCATCGCGCGCCACCTTTTTGGCTTTGCGTTCCGCGTTCTCGCGCGCCTTTTCCGCTTTGGCTTTGCACGACATCTCGTAGTCCTCCGCCATCGCGTACCCATCATATGGGGTCATACCCTTGTCCGCACCTGTGGGGACTTTAAAGGTGATAACGAGGAAGTCCTCGTTGCCCTCGCACCCTACTACAGGTAGTGCGATTTCGTTGGATTTCACGCGCAACACCTCATTATCTTGTGCGGTGAGGAATGCGGAAACGGATTCGAGGAACTGCGCGCGGATAAGTTCGCGCTCGGATTTTCTTGATACTGCCATATGGAGTACCCCCTTTCTTTTATTTTCTATAGTAATTATAGCAAAATTTTACGGATTTGTCAAGGGAATTTGAAAAGTATTTTGTATACATTGGCTTTGCAATATAATAATTATGTAAACCTAATAGATTGTAAATCGCAATTAGACGATGTGGTGGGCCGGCCCGGGACGATCTGCGGCCCGGCATCAACTATTCCGCATAAATTAATTTTAGGAATAGTTGCGGCCGAGATAAACCCATTGGATACGCAAGTTTAAACTAACTATTCCTATAAAACTAATTTTCGGAATAGTTGCACCGGATCGACCGGCCGTGAACATATGTTTGCATAAAAAAAAGACGACTTAATCGTCGTCCTCTTCTTCATCATCACAATCATAAATTTTAAAGTCATTAACCTTAAGGTCATACCAATTAGTTTCAAAAGTTATTCCTACTTTTTCCCATTTTTCAATAAAGGCGTTGAGTTCTTCTACTGCTTGTTTTTTGAGTTCATATCTACGTCTTTTAAATTCTTCTTCAATATCTTTCTGAATTTGCCGAAGGTCTTCTTCTGCAATTTCATTAAGGTTACAAGTTGACAGTTCATCAAATAATTCGTATGCCATTTTTATCTCCTTTCTTAAATTATACTCCAAACGATTTCCTCAACTTCTGAAATTTCTTTTTTTGTATATTCATTATCATTGATTTCAACCGTTTCTATTTCTTCATTAAGCATTGCGGTATCAATTTCATCTATTAACTTATGAAATTTTCTAATGATTTCTTTTTCTTCGCTTGTAAATTCAACTCTCATTTGCTTGGTTATAATAGTCATTTTTTTATCTCCTTTCTTTACTCTATTATATCACTTGGTTCTTCTATTGTCAAGAGATATTTTTGAAAATCTTCTATTTCATCTGTTTCAATAAGATGTTCAACATATACACGAGTCAATCCCTCATCAGTATAAACATTAACTTGTCCACCGCCCCACTCATATTTATCTTGCATATATTTTATAAAGGCATAACCATCTGTTTCTTTAGTTGAAAAAGTATATTTATCTGTTTTTATCATTAACATTTTTTTATCTCCTTTCTTATTACACTAATAGTATAACATATAATGCTTTAAAAGTCAAGAGGAATAATCAATTTTTATTCCAAATTCTTCCATTACTTGAGCAATTATCCAAATTAAATCATTTGGGGTTTCAATTATAAGTTTATTATTTTCTATTGTAAATTTTTCTTGCCACGCATTCATTACTTGAAAAGTGGTATGAGTTAAATCGTCAGTATATTTAATTGTCATTTTTATCTCCTTTCTTATTACATTTATATTATATATTATAGGAACGAATTTGTCAACCCCTAAATTAAAAAATTTTTAACTGTTAAAAAATTCACAAGTGCGCCGGCCCGTAATTTTACTCGTCCGGCCGCGAACATACGTTCTTTGTTTGTTAATTAACAAACAAAGTAAAAGGAAAGAAAAGGACACCTTGCGGTGTCCCTATCTCTTAAAGGGAGTATGCGTTCTGCTCACCCTTACCCTTTACCTTTACCTTTGTAACCTTTACGCCCTCGATTCTCTTTACAAGACCGCTTACCTTCTGTGTTGAGAATCCCGTTGCGGTTGCAATCTCACTTGCAAGCATCGGAGTTTCGGTGAGTACATTTGCGATTGCGACTCTCTCGTCTGCGTGCTTGTCAACTCTCTGTTCTGCTCTCTTTGAGTTGCGTGCGTCAAGTTTCTCGATTGATTCTGTTGCGTGTGCGATAACTTCTGCGTTGATTTCTCCGTTGATAACTGCGTTGAAAAATTCTCTCTGTGTCATTTTAGACTCTCTTTCTCCCATCACTTCGGTAGTGGGCAACCAAGTTTCAATTGAGTTTGGGAGTTACTTTTCTCTCCCTTTTGTACTTTTATTATATCACCTTTTAAAAGGTTTGTCAAGAGGGTTTTAAAACTTTTTTAAAAGTTTTTAGTGGGACTACGTTTCATATCTACTGACCACTATTTCGATATAAAAGGTGAGGCAAGTTAACGTCTGATGCTCGACCCCTCTTGACAATTATATTGTATCACCTTTTGGTGAATTTGTCAAGAGGTTTTCTAAAAAATTTTTAGAAGTGAGATTCGAACTCATATAATGCCGTTCAGTCAAGTCTTGCTTGCTTACTACACATCGCCATTCCCTCTTGACAATTATATTGTATCACATTTCTGTGGTACTGTCAAGTACTTTTTTAAAAAGTTTAGAGAGAATTTGGATTTGAACCATCGGTGGCCACTTTATTGACTCGAACAATCGCCCTACCTTTTAGGGATTCTCTCTTCACTTTCTATATATATTATAATCGAATTTTATAAAAAAGTCAAGATTTATTTTTCAAGTATATTGTATACATTACTTTTATACTTTACTACGCGAAAGCGCGGCCGGCCAAAGTGAACCGATTTCGGTTCACCTTACCAACCGAAGAACTTGGAAAATTCTTCATCGAGAAGTGGAGCAAGTCCAAACATAAACTTTTTTTGTCCATTCTCTGCAGTGTAACTGACAAGAAACTTCTTGTAGACACACCAATTTATTTCTTGCTCATACTCTGCCCCAAAGTGTTCTTTAAGTTCTGCGAGGGTGAAACTGTTGCCATAGGTGGGACAATAGTTTGCCCAATCGAGAATTTGATAACACTTGAAATGTGAGGGAGAAAGAGTCTTTTTTGCTACCCACATTTTAAGTCTGCGCTCAAGTGGGTCTGTTAGTGTATACCAAAGTTGACAAAAGAAGTTGCGGATTGATTCGATTGTTGATTCGAAAAAAAATTCAAGATTGTCTATTACTGTCATTGTATTATCTCCTTTCTTATTACACTATTAGTATACACCATTAAAATGAATTTGTCAACCCCAAATTAAAAAAAATTTTTACTTTAATACTTTAATTCATTGGAGTGCGGCCGGGCGAGATTGTGAAGTTAATCACAATCTCAACCATTCGTATCCCACCATTCTTCAAAATCAGGGTTCAATTCAACTTCTTCAATATCAAATTCATCATTCTGTAAATATTCTTCGCTGACTTCAAAAAGTTGAATACTTACTTTATTAGCAAACTCTATTGCCTTTTTTCGAGTGTCAAATAATGCTACACCGCCACCTAAATATTCTCTAAATAAATAATACTTCATTTTTTATCTCCTTTCGTTTTCTGTATCTAAAGTATATCATATTATAACCTATTTGTCAACCCCTAATTTAAAAGTTAAATAATTAACAATTACGCCCGGCCGCGCATAAATATACATCGCAATGTATAAACAAAGATGTGTCTTACCACATCTTTGTTTCAAAGTTAGCACCACCTAACTCCCTACACTTCATTAAAATTTTGTATTCAATTTCACAATCTGCAAGTGCCGTGTGTTCCTCTGTGAAATTTTTATCAAAGAAATACTGTGCGACAATTTCTGCGGTGTATCTGTTTGCGTTTCTCTGTGTGAGATAGTTATTTACTTCACAAAATTTTCTGTATTCACTTTCACACTTTAAAGTGTAACGAGAGAGAGCAAGTATATCGTGAAATTCTGTACCATAGGGGAAGAAATATCTATATTTAGATTTCGTTAAATATCTTTCGGTTGTTGCGGTTGAGATATAATCAAATCTGCAATTATATGCAAAAACTTTTGTTATCTCATTTTCTTTCATTATATGGCGAAGAGTCCATTTTATATTTTTAAAACTTGTAAGTGTCCTTTCGCCTTTCTTTATCTGTTCCCAATAGGTGGGAATTTTTTCTTTAAAATATGCGCTTTCCATTAACTCTTTATTACAGAATACGTCTGCATTTACAAAAGAATGTTTTGAGTAAATATTGCCCTCAAAATCTGCAACGATAAAACCTATATCGTAACAAATAGGGTCATCAAGTGAATTTGTGGTTTCGGTATCTAATACTATAATTTTTTCTGTCATCGTGTTTTGTCCTTTCGTTTTTCTGTAATTATATTATATCACATATATAGGAAAAGTCAAGCAAAATTTCGAAAAAATTTTTATACAATTTTAGGAATAATTATACGACGCGCCGGCCTTGTTTGTTAATTAACTAACAATTTTCCGAAATAAAAAAGTGAGTCATTTCTGACTCACTCTCCCTTTTCTGCAATTTCCTTTTTCTTTCTGCGAATTTCCTCATCACGCTTGATTTTTTTTGCTTTCTTTTCGGCACTTGCCTTTGCCTTTTCTTCTTTCTCTTTCAGTTTCATTTCATATTCTTCTGCCATCGCATAACCATCGTAAGGAGTCATACCCTTATCTGCACCCGTTGGCACCTTTACAGTAATTACGATAAAATCTTCGTTACCTTCACAACCCACAACGGGAAATGCAATCTCATTTGATTTGACCCTTAAAACTTCTTCAGTTTCGGCAAGTGTTTCGATTAACTTTGTTAAATAATTTTCTTTCAGTAATTCTCTTTCAACTTTTCTTGATACTCCCATTCTGTGTATCTCCTTTCTTTATCTTATACCTTATTATAACATTTCAATCAATTTTTGTCAAGAGAAAATTCAAAACTTTTTTGGATTTTTAAATTTTCTTTTTTCATTTTCTATATATATTATAACAAAAATTTTAAAATTTGTCAAGTTTTAATTTGTAAGAATACTGTATACATTTCTTTAATTGTTTAACACTTTAATTCGCTAAAGTGCGCCCGGCCGCGAACATATGTTCGTATAAAAAAAGTTGTGAAATAAATCACAACTTAATCTCCTATTATTTCGGGACTTAAATCCACCCAATCATTATAAATTTCAAGAATTTCAACCTCATCTTTATCAAAAGTGCCACCACAACACCCACATATAATAGTATTATCGTCAGTCAGAATACCACCAAAAACTGCTTCAACATCTCTAAACTTAATCTGCTTCATTTTTAAATCTCCTTTCTTATGAGTGAATGCCACCCAAAACCTTAATTAAAATTAAACCTGTTGTAATTCCTAACATACAGAAATCCTTTACCTTATCTGCCATTGGTCTTTTTAATACAAAACATCTTACAACTGCAAGTACATTTGCACTAAAGTATATAAACTGTCCTACAAAAAAGTTACTACCAACTGTACATTGTGCAGTAATTAACAAAGTCAAAACTAAATAGTTCGCAAGTTCAAAACCCTTTTCTATCTTTTCTCTAACTGTCATTCACTTTACCTCTCTTTCTTATCTCTTTGTACCTTAATTATACTCTATAAATCCTATCTTGTCAACCCCTTTTTTAAAAAAATATTTTAACTTTTACAATTTAGTGTGCGAAAGTGTGCCGGCCGCGGTCGTTTGTTAATTAACAAACAAAGTACCCTAAAAAGAAAAGGGTACTTGCGTACCCTTTATGCCCTATGCGAGAGTATATGCAACCCTCTTGCCAACCTTAGGCAACTTCACTTCGGAAGCCACTACCTTTCCTTCCTTTGCTAACTGTCCACAAAGGGAAGATGCCTTTGCGGTAGTGATACCAACCGCTTCACCTATCTCCTTTGCGATGTGAGTTTCTCCGTTGGCGAGGAACTCGAGGATAGAAGCCTTAATAGGCTCGTTGGCGAGTGCTACCTTTGAGGGTCTTGAAGCCCTATTAGCATTACGAGTGTCGAGCTTTGTGATTTCTTCCGTAGCCTTTGCTACTACCTCTTCGGTGATTTCTCCATTAACGATTGCGGTGTAGAATTCTCTGTAAGTCATTTTAAGTTCCTTTCTTGCGTAGGTCGCAACCCTCTTTTACTTTTGGGAGTTTCTGTCTCCCTCTCTCATCTTACATTTAGATTATAGCATATTTTTTTAGGTTTGTCAAGAGTTTTTTTAAACTTTTTTTAATTTTTTTCGTCTTTGGAAGTGGTCATTTCCATCTGCCAAAACCGAATTTTTATTTTCTTGACCTTTTGTAATTATATTATATATGAATTTTATTAATTTGTCAACTACTTTTTTCAATGTATATTGTATACATTACTTCAATGCTTTAACGTGTGAAAGCGCGGGCCGGCCGAAGCGAACATATGTTCTTTTTAATCTAATAAAAAAATTGGCTTCTGTTCCCAAGTGCCAATTAACTCGGAGTCTTGCTCACCAGTGAGGGCGAACTCCCCAATAATCCTTGTGGAGGTCAGAGTAAATCTGCCAGTCCATAGGGTCATCGGTTTCCTCTGCAATCTTCAGAGCCTTCTGAAGGTTTTCCCAACATCTACGCTCTTCAGCGATTTCTTCGAAATCTGCGAGGATTCTGTTGCCAGTCTTTTCAGAGAGCCAACATTCGCACCCTGCGATTATGTACTTGTAAAGCACTAGGTAAGTCCTCCTTTCCTTGTTCTTTTGTACTTTTATTATAGCACCCTTTAGGTAGTTTGTCAACCCATTTTAAAAAATTTTTTTAACTTTTTTCTTTAACGCTTTAACGTACTAAAGTGCGGCCGGCTTACTTTAATACTTTAATTCGTTAAAGTCTACCCGGCCGCGATTGTTAAGTTATTAACTTAACAAATTGAGTTCAATAAAAAAGGGATTAATTTAATCCCTTTAATATCTCGATGATATTGTCAACATCATATGCAGTACCTATCCAATTTTCTCTGTTTGCGATTTCGTCATCGAATAAAATTCCATTCGGGAAATTTACCACCATTTCCTTCGGTGTGCCATATTCGGTGATGATAATTTCGTCAAACTTTACACTTGCAAGGTGAACGGTTAACCATTCCATTTTTGCATTTATAACCTTTGCGTTGTATTCGGTTGTACCATTCTTTGCTAACCACGATACAATGCCGATTATATAACCATTTGCCTGAAGTCTGTTGAGAAGTCTTGCAAGTACATTTAACTTTACAAGAGGGGTTGCGTCTGTGTAAGGGCTTGCGTCCTCGTTCTGTAACTTTGTTAACCAATTATTTACACCGTAGAGGTTGGCGAGTGTGCCGTCCATATCGAAATATATTGCCTTGTTCATCATTTTATTTACCTCTCTTTCTCTATATATAATATAGCATACTTTAAGAAATTTGTCAACCCCTGGGAAAAATTTTTTTCTATTGTATATCGGTATTAGACGATTTGGGTGGCCGGCCGCGAACATATGTTCATATAAAAAAATGTGCATAATCGCACATTTTTTACCAATCCTTTAAACATTCTTTTACGTGTTTGTCAAGTAAATATTCTGTGTAAAATCTGTTTACTTGTGGTTCTGTAGTAATGGTTGCGTTCCAAAACTTAACTTGAATATGTTCCCCATTTACTACCACATCTCCGCACTCTGTACACTTTGCGGACTTGTTTTCGTTCTGTGTTCCGTTGGTGTACTGTGCAAACATATCTTCGAAAAGGTTTCCACGGTTTCCCTTGTATCCATTTTCTCTCTGTTCTGTATAGAGTCTTTCAAACTCTTTTACTGAACACATCGGAATTATTTCCCTTGCGTATTCCTTAAGGATTGCAAATACTTCCATTTTGTTGTTCATTCTTACTCCCCAAACTGAACCGTGGCTTGCAGAATTTCTTTCGCAATAGGTTACAAGAGGAAGAACCTCATCGGCATTTTCTACGATAACGGCCTTGACCATTTTCTCGTCACGGATTGCAAATGCATATGTATTGGTATATTCAACTTTTGCCAGTCTTTCAAGAATTGTCATTTTTATTTCTTCGTTTGAGTTTCTCATTTTTGTGTTCCTTTCTTTTTCTTTCCCTTCTGTGATTATATAATAACATATAACTGGCAAAATGTCAACCCCTAAATGAAAAAAGTTTAAAAAATTTTTTGGCACACTTCTTGCAAGGGGTGGCGGCCGGCCGAAACTTTAACGCTTTAGTGCGCGAAAGCGTCGATTGCACCCTCGGTGTTTGCGTCCTTGGTGTCCACTCCACTTCCCTTTCTCTATATATATAATAACATAGAAAAAGGACTTTGTCAAGTCCTTTTTTAAAAATTTAGTGATGTAAAATTACTTCATATGAACACGTATTCGGTTCATTCAAATATACTTCTTCGAAACAACAAGGACAAAAGCACCCACGACTAATAAATTTACCATATGTTTTAAACATTTCTTCTTCTTCTGCGATAAAAACACATTCACACTTTTTACACATAATTCTATAAGAAGTTTTGACACTTAAATCTCTACCCATTGTAATTATCTTCATTTTTTTTATCTCCTTTCTTTATGTAAATATCATTATTATTACTGATAATATTATGTAACAAATACTTATTATTATTCGTATAATGTAAGATATATTGATTTCTTGATATATACTTAATGTTACATACCACCAAGACAATATTGCTATACCTAAAATTGCCATTATTGATAAAATTATCATTTTATTTACCTCTCTTTCTTTATCTATAATATACCATATATGAAGAGGAAAGTCAACCCCTAAATTAAAATTTTTTCGTACAAGTGCGCGCGGTCGTCCGTGTCCGTGCAATGACTCTGTTAAATCCTTAACAAGGACGGCCGGCCGCGAACATATGTTCGTTTTGTAATTAGAAAAAAGGCACAAGCAAGACTTGTGCCAATTTTCAAAGAAAAGGAGGTAAACACTATAAAAACAATTTAAAGAGATTCCAATTTGATAAAACCGTTTCACTTTCAAAGTCTAAATTCTGTGAAGTGATTTCAATATAGGAAACTATGCCCCAAAGAATAAGTAATACCGATATAACTATTATAATATTTCTAAAAATCTTCATTTTCTTAATTCCTTTCTTTATCTCTTCTGTGATTATATAATACCATACTTTTTAAAGTCTGTCAAGTCTTTTTCAAACTTTTGTTCAACTTTTTTTCTATTATATAACCGATTTCCTTCACAATAAGGACAAGACCCGTGATTTCTGCAAGTGTAATCAATTGCCTTTGACCCGTAAAATGGTTTTCTATGTTCTTTTCCATTCTTAATCGCTTTATCTAACATTTTTCTTATCTCCTTTTCTATATATATTATACTATAACCAAAACGGGAAGTCAAGTGTTAATTTTTTAACAAGGGGTCGGCCGGCTGTGAATTTTTATACATTTCTATGTATATTTAAAAGGCACTTCTTAAAGTGCCTTTAAAACTGTAAGGATTTCGGTTTCGTCAAAAGCCTTGCCTATCCAATTTTCTCTATTCTGAATTTCATCATCGAATAAAATTCCGTTTGGGAAGTTCACAACTTCTTCTTTTGGTGTTCCGTAAGGAACGATATTTATTTCATCGAATTTCACGCTTGCAAGGTGGGAATTTAACCAATTTGTCTTTGCCTTTGCAACTTCTATATCATAATTTTCGGAAGAATTTTTTGCTAACCAACTAACAATGCCGATGACCCAACCCTTTTTCTGTAAATTATTGAGAAGTCTTGCAAGTACATTCAGTTTAAGGAGAGGAAGTGCCTCGATGTATAAACTTGCATCTTCATTTATAATTTTTTCTAACCAATTTTCAACTCCATAAAGGTTTGCGATTGTTCCGTCCATATCGAAGTAAATTGCCTTTGTCATTTTATTTTCTCCTTTTCTCTTTTTCTATAATTATTATATACTTATTTTGAAAATTTGTCAATGGTTTTAGGAAAATTTTTTATACAATTTTTTGAATAAAAATTGAAGAGGAAAACTTTTACGAAATAAACTTCAGAACTTTAATGTGTGAAAGCGCGGGCCGGCCAAAATTTTAAGACTTTAATTTACTAAACTTTAGAACTTTAACGCGTGAAATTACGGCCGGCCGCACCTATAAGTTTGTTAATTAACAAACAAGTTGATCGAGTCAAAAGAAAAACACCTTTCGGTGTTTAATCTTCTTTATGGAAGTAATCGCGTGTAATCCTTTCGAAAACTTCATCTGCGGTCATCCAACCCTTGACGTCATCGACCTCTTTTTCTTCTTCTGTAAGAAGTCCCTTTATCTCAAGGAGTCCGTCCTGATGTCCGTATGATACGTCATTGCAAATGACTGAACAAATGCAATTGTCGTGATTGGGATATTCAAGATGTAAACCGCCAAGATGTTCTGTCATCTCGTAAGGAACGAGAACGCAAGCAAGCATGTATCCGAGTTTATTCATTTCTGTAAACATTGTGTGTACCTCTCTTTCATTTACTATAGTAATTATACTCCTATATAATTACTTTGTCAATACCCTTTTTATTCTTCTTCTTCTCCATATCCAACACCGAGAAGTATATCATACATCATCTGCTTTAACTCTCTATCCGTCATCGTCATATCCTCTGCGTAACGACCGATTAAAAGAGTATATCTGTCCTCAAACCCTCTTACATATGCAACCTTTAAAACCATATCTGTTCTTGTCATTTCTGTGTTCCTCCTTTGTCTTTATCTATATAAAGTATAACGCATATTACTCAATTTGTCAAGTAGGAAATTAAAAGTTAAATTATTAACAATCGCGGTCGGCCGAATATATTGACTTTAGTATATTAAAGTTTAGAACTTCAACGCATTAAAGCATGGCCGGCCGCGACGTGTGGAACATATGTTCGTTTTGCTTATAAAAGAAAAGGACTCTTTGAGTCCTATATAAGTTTTTCTTCTTTTATTCTTTTATCTCCAAGGCTTGTTATTTCCTCGACTGTTAATCCCGCCGCATAACAACGACACATCCAATCAGACATCTTTATTTCTTCATCTCTACCAAGAGTCCAATCAATATACATTTCAATAATTTCTTCTTTGATATTTTTAAGGGCTGTCATTTTCTTTACCTCTTTTCTTTTCTTATCTTAGCTTCTATCTTATTATAACATATAGCTCGTAGCTTGTCAACTACTTTCTTAACCCTACCGAGGGAAGAGGCTTACGCCTCTCCCATCAGCTTGTACATCTGACTCTCGGTCATGTATGTGGCTCCTTCAAACTTGAGCTGATAGCCGATACCGTCAACCTCAAGGTCGGGGCCTTCCCAGAACGGCAGATTATCCTTTTCCCAGGTCTGACCGTTTAACTCTGTTACGAACTTCTCGAATACTTCACCACGATTATAAATACAAGTGGCTACTGTTTCATCAAAGAACTCAACGGAGCAGATAGCCTGTGAATCTTTTAACAGGCTCATCTTTTGTGCTACGGTCGGCTTAAATCTCAGGCTGTAGCCCTTGCCACGGCTGGCTTTATCTAACTTCATAAACTGAGCTATATCGTCCGAGCCGATAACGACAGCATACACAACGCCTTTGAATGTAAAGCCTAAAATGTAGTTGTGGCAGGCATTTCTTGTTTGATAAATCTTTGACATTGTCTTAAGTAAATCTGCGTTCATAGTGTACCTCACTTTCATACTGTAAAGTATTAAATCCTTTTCAAATTCTACCTAATTATAACGCTTTTAAAGGTATATGTCAATAGAAATCAGCAAAGTTTTTTTATTCAGTTTTATGTATATTTATACAGTCATATATATATTGTATTTATATACATACAATGTATATTTTATTGTTAGCACTCAAACATATGTTCGTTTTTATTATACTGTATATTGTATACACGATTTTATTATACTAAAGTTTTAATGCGTTAAACTTTAGAACTTCACCGTACTAAAGTGAGACGGCCTGTCCCAAGAGGGTATATCCCCGGGTGGGTTACGCGAGGTAGATTGTGAAATTTTTAACTTATCACTTATCGAATGACACTCCTTTTTTTCGAAAAAATCTCGAACATATGTTCGTAGAACATACATTTACTTGTATGGGCCGGGGATGTTTATGGGTTAACGCGTTAATACTTTAACGTGTGAAAGTATCCTCTGGAAAATAATCTCCATGAAATCAAAAATCAAAACCTAAAACCCAAAAACTAAAATTCAAAACCCAAAATTTGACAAACTCCCAAACCCATGATATAATATAAGTAGAGTAAAAAATTAGAGGAGGACCAACACTTACGTTGGCTTATATAAATGCAAAATAGACTTAAATTAGATTTTAGTTTGGAAACTGCAGAAGAGCGTAAAAACTTCCTCTCAACCTATCTCGTCCAATTTGACAATTTAACCCAAACCGAACTTGCGACTCTTGCAGACTATCTCCTTTGGGGTAAAGACGAAAGCGGCGAAGCCATAGGTAAAGGAACAGGTTTAAGAACTCGTTGGACCAAGGACGACGAATTCGAATCACTTGACTCTCTTCTTGAAAATCCAAACTTCAACGACCTACAAATTCACACATTAAGTGAGACGGTCCCACTTAAACGTCCTAAAGCGACTTTTTCTCGGTCAGCCGCACTTAAAAACTGTCCTGAAGACCTTCGTAAAACCTTCGAAGAACTTTGGCATCAAATTGACTCAACCGACTTACTCATTACCTACTATGAGTTATTAAACGGAAAAAGAACTCTCGCTCCAAGACAAGAACTTATCGACCGTTTCACATTAGACGAAAGAAACAATTTACTTGCGGCGGCTCAAAAACTTACTCAATTTACCTATCTCAAAAAAAGACACGAATTAATTGATTTACGACGTCAGCAATTTACGCTAAAAGACTCATACAATGCGCCAATTAACACATTAAACCATTTACCACAACCGCAACTTATCAATACAATAACTTTTGACGTTGACATTCCCGTTTATCCGCTTGGTTTGCGCGAAGGTCAACTCGCACAATTAATTTTTGACAAAAATCTTGACCCCGCGCACCTCAACGACGAACAACTCAACCAACTTAACACCTTCTTAATTGAGAAACGAAAACCTAAACCTGCTCGAAACTTCGATTTCCGCGAACTTGAACCCGTTTATCAGTTATTCCTTTTTCATGAAGACCTAACCGATCGAATTGAGGAAGCCAAGGAAGCCCATTTAGTTGAATCAAACCTCGATAAGCTTATAGACACGCTAAACTTTTATATCGACCTTACCGACCTAACCGAGGTTCAACAAGTTATCTTACAAAAGAAAATTAACCACGAAAAAAATTCTGATATAGCGGGGTATGTAAATAGGACCTACGGTAAGTCCTATACGGCAAACTATATAAGTACAATTTTTAGACAAAAAATTATACCGAAAATTAACGAGTCGGCAAAGTTCCACTTAGAAACCGTAAGCAACTATTTCTTCCCTGAGAATTTTAAGAAATGTAGTGAATGCGGGCGGATTTTACTTCTCCATGAGAATAATTGGGTTAGAAAGGCAAGAAGCAAAGATGGATTTCAAAGTCGATGCAAGAGATGTGAGAAGAAGATAAGGGAGGAGAAGAAAAAGAAATGAAGTTACGACAGAATTTAACAGAAAAGATTGCAAGAGAACTTGTAAAGTTAGAAGCTACAGAGTTCTTAGGTGTATGTACAATCGTTGATGTGCGGCCGATTGATGAGGATGGTCATCCGAAGGAGTTTATAACTCTTTGGAATGAAGTTATAGATAAGATTGATGGAATGAATAGGATAAGGAAAAGAAATTTAGAATCACTTGTGCGCGCGGCCATAAAAAAGGAGGGTAAGTAATGGCAGTTAAACCTAAAATTACTTTAGACTTTACTTTTAAGAATTGTGATTCATGCGGCCGCGCACTTGACTCACTTTCTTTTCTTAAAACGAAATCTTTTCTTTTCCCCTCTGGCCACATTAATATTTGTACTGATTGTCTTGCGAAAGAACTTGCGGCTAATAACTATAGTTGGAACGCAATGGATAGGTTATGTCAGTATTTAGATATACCTTTTATTCCTGATAAGTATGAAGAGTTAAAAGCTACGACTGGCGAAGGGCCGCAATTACTTGAAGCTTATAATCGTATTTTCTTTTCAGAAGAATATGAAGGAATTGACTGGGGTAGTTATGAAGAAGCTTATCGTGAGTTGGACGAACAGGGCGGCCTAGCGGAAGTTGTACCCGTCCTGGCAGAAGAAGAGCGTTCAAGACTCCAACAAAAATGGGGTATGAACTATGATGAAGAAGCACTTCGCTATTTAGAAAACCTCTACGATGGCATGACTTTGACTCAAAACATCAATGGGGCGCTCCAAATTGACCAAGCACTTAAAATTTGTAAAGTATCTTATGAAATAGATTGTTGCTTGCGCGAAGGTAAAGACATTGATAAGCTACTTGCATCCTATGATAAATTAGTTAAGACAGGAGAATTTACTCCTAAGAACGTAAAGAACGCAAGTGACTTTGAGTCAATGGGTGAGTTATGCCGTTGGCTTGAAAAGAAAGGCTTCGTAAATCAATTCTACGATGGAGAAACCCGTGATGTCGTAGATGAAACAATTAAAAATATACAAAGTTGGAATCAACGTTTATATACAAATGAATCTGGAATCGGCGATGAGATAACCCAACGTATTCAATCTCTTAAAACTGCGGCCGAGCTTGAAACTTATTATGACTTAGACCAAGATGTAGATTATGATGACTATGAGAATGAAGGTTTTAACCAGTTAATGAAAGATGATGAGTTTGCGGCCGACCTTAATGGGGAGGGGTTATAATGCAGGAAAAACGAAAGAAGGTTATCCTGGGTAATCGTAAACGGCTTTTAGAGACGGAATTAATTGAAAGGGCCGAAAGAGATGGAATTGAATTAGAAAAAGGTGCATCAATTACTGCCGAATGGCTTGAACGTCATTTTCAAATGCTGGCTAGTTGGATTCAACTTTTCTCGGCTTATCCAGACTATTATTTAGACATAATAAAACCAGTAGACTCTGAATTTGGACTTTTCTTTTATCAAAGAATAGTTTTACGAGTCTTAATGCGTTTTAAAGATATATTTATAACTGCGCCGCGTGCGTTTTCTAAATCATTTATTATTATACTTGGTCTTTTCCTACAATGCGTGTTTATACCAGGCCGCAAAGTATTCATTTGCGCCAATACAAAACAACAGGCTGCGCAAATTACAAAAGAAAAAATCTTTGAAATATATGACCATTGGCCACTACTACGAAAAGAAGTTGTGGGCCATGAACTAAAAGAACAACCTGGTAATTTTGGTAAAGACTATGTAACAATTAGATTTAGAAATGGGTCGCAGTTAGATGTTGTGCTTGCCGGAGATGCCCAACGTGGAGGGCGCCGGCATGGTGGAGTTATTGATGAGATTAGAGATGGTGATGAAGAGGCTATTAACTCTGTAGTTCTTCCTCTCGTAAACGTATCTCGTCGTTTACCAAACAATACAGTTAATCCTAAAGAACCTAATCAGCAAATTATTGCGGCTACTTCCGCAGGCATGAAGGCTTCTTTCGCATATGATCGTTTAATTGATACTTTTGAAAATGCGATTATCGACCCTCAACATGCTTTTATGTTGGGATGCGACTGGCGACTGCCCGCCATGCATGGACTTATTGATCGTCAATTTATTAATAAATTGAAGATGAGTCCTTCATACAATGCAGAGTCTTTTGCTACAGAATATTTGAGTCTGTGGCAAGGTGGTAGTGAAGATTCTTGGTTCTCTTTTGATAAATTAACTAAATATAGAAAAATAAAAAATCCTGAAACGCACGCAATTAATAGACCCGGCTCTGAACAATTCTACTTAATATCAGTGGATGTTGGTCGTATTTCTGACCAGACGGCAGTTTGCGTTTTTAGAGTTAATATTATAAAAGGTAAGTTTTATGCAACTTTAGTAAATCTTATTGTTTTAGGTAGGACTCCTCAAACAAAACCGTTTGCTGTTCAGGCTGCGGACTTAAAAAAGATAATTCAAGCATTCAATCCGCGCGAGGTCGTGATTGATACCAATGGACTTGGTGTTGGATTAGGTGACGAATTAATAAAAACTCAATATGATGAGGTAGGTAATGAATTGCCACCACTTGGTTTCATTAATGATGATACTTATAAAGCAATTCAACCTAAAGATGCGCCACGTATTTTATATGGAGTTAAAGCTAATCAACAACTTAACTCTAAAATGCATGGCAACTGTTATTCAAGACTCAATGCGGGCATGGTACATTTTTTGATTAAAGAACAAGAAGCAAAAAGTGCGCTATTAGCTACTAAAGTGGGTCAACGAATGACAACGGAACAGCGTGTAATGCGACTGATGCCACACGAAATGACAACTAAACTGTTTGAAGAAATGAGTAATTTACGTTTGAAACGCACCGGAGTTAGTTTGGATATAGTATTAGAAAGAATTAATTCACGTTTCCCAAAAGATAAATTTTCTTCATTCGAATATGGACTTTATAGGATTAAAGAAATGGAAGAAGAATATTATAAAAAGAAACAACGTCGAAGTGCGGGCGAGCGCAAATTAGTTTTCTTTACAGGGGGTAAATAAATGGATATAAAGACACAAGAACAAATCACCTCCTTTACTTCTGCCTACCAGAAAATGATTGATAATGTTGATAAAGAAACAACAAGTTCAGGAATTATTGATTACTATGGTTATTATAATCGTTGGTTAAAGCGCGATCCCAAAACTGGAAGCTATTCTCGTGAAGAGATCGACCGCATACTTGATTCTGCAGACTTGCAATCAAAAATTACTTTATCACGTTATTTCTTCGAACATAATAGTTTTTATCGTAGAATTTTATTGCACTATGCTACTTTATTAAAATATATAGGCATTTTAATTCCGAATCCAACTTTTGGTTTAAAGCTCTCCAAACCTAGTATTCAAAAGAAGTATAGAAACGCAGTAAATTTTATTGATAATGCTAAGTTCCCTTCTTTATTCACTCATTTTGCTGTTAAGGCACTAAGAGATGGAACCTATTATGGTCTTATCTCAGACGTCTCAAACAAAGGTCTTGTCATTTTGGACTTACCGACAAAATATTGTCGTTCTAATTATATTGATAGTGATGGAAACGATGTATTAGAATTTAATGTGCAGTACTTTGACACTATTGTTGATAGTGAAATCAGAGAAAACACATTAGATGTTTATCCTGAGTTCATTGTAAATTGGTATAGAAAATATAAGAAAGGAAAGATTAAGAAATATTGGTGTCCATTACCTGGTGATATTGCAGTTTATCTGCCGCTGGTTGATGGCATGCCTACTTTCTTAGAACTTATACCCGCCGCACTTGAATATGAAGAAGCAAAATCTATTAACAAGGCGCGCGACCTCAATGAAATACGTAAAATTATCGTTCAAAAAATTCCCCACTTACAAGATGGTGGACTTTTATTCGAACCAGATGAAGCTGAATATATCCATAAAGGTACAGTTAATATGTTAAAGAATGACCCTAATGTCAGTGTTTTAACAACCTATGCCGATGTGGATTCAATTGTTGCTCATAGTAGTAATGATAATGCACTGAATAGTGTGGATAAGGCTTTAACGAATATCTATGCGGAATCGGGTTCAAGTAGCCAATTATTTGGTACTGAGTCAAATTTGTCTTTGGAAACTTCAATTAATAATGATATGGCATTAATGATGATGTTTGCGAAGAGATTAGATAAACTGGTAACTCGAATTGTGAATGATAAGTTTAGTAATGGTGAAGTTGATTTTAACTATGAACTTTTACCTATTACTTATTACAATGAATCTAAGTATATCGAAAATTCATTAAAACTTGCTAATTCTGGTTACAGTTTCATCATTCCTGCGCTTGCTATGGGAATTTCACAAAATGAAATTGTAAATATTAAAGATTTAGAAAATGATGTATTGAAACTTGGTGATAAACTTATTCCATTAAGTACTTCGTATACTCAATCCGGTAATTCCCCTGGGCGTCCTGCTTTAGACCCTCAGGATAAGAGTGAAAAGACCGTCGCTAATGAAGTTTCATTAGATAAAGGAGGAAATACGAACTAATGAATAAAGAACAAATGACTAGTTTCTCTCTATCTGTCTATGGAAACGTTACTGCATATAATGAAGTTCTTTCACAAGCACGTTGCCGCATCTTTTATAAAGGCGCTAATAGAAATGGTACTTTTATTACAGATGAATTTGCGGAAAAGTTAGTTTCAACTTTACCTTATACTCCCGTTAAAGGAATCTATGATTCTATGGAAGATGACTTCACCGACCATGGAAAACAAAGATATGAGGGTCGCATTTATGGTATTGTGCCAGAGAATCCTAACTTTGCTTGGGAGCCTCATGTAGATGAAGATGGGGTTGAACGTATATATGCTTGTACTGACGTTTACCTCTTTACTGGAATCTATAAACAAGAAGCATTACAGATTGTAGATAAAGCACAGTCTATGGAGTTATATGCTGACTCAATAGACGGAGAGTGGCAATTTATTAATGGTAAAAGATATTTTGTTTTTAAAGAAGGACGTTTTTTAGGTTTACAGGCACTTGGTGATGATTATGAGCCTTGCTTTGAAGGCGCGGCATTCTACACGTTCTGTGAGTCAATCAAAAACACCATCGAAGAGTTTGAGCAATTTAAAAAAGCTTTAGACGAATCGCAATTAGGAGGAGAACAGATGGAGTTTAAACTTTCCGATAATCAGAAGTTAAATATGATTTGGACTCTTCTTAATCCTAACTTCAACGAAGAAGGCGGCTGGGTGATGGATTACTCAGTTTGTGAAGTATATGATGAATATGCTTTAGTATTCAACTACGCTGAAGGTGGATATGAAAGAGTATATTATACAAAAGAGGATGAAACAGATTCTGTTGCTCTCGACAGGAAAGAAACTGCTTATATTCTTGATGTAAATGAAGAAGAAAAGAGAGCATTAGATATGCTTCATTCAATTCGCAACAACTCATTTGAGCATGTTGATGAATATGTTATGGGTCTGGAAGATAAAATTACAGAATCCGACAGCAAAATTGAAGAGTGCAATATGACTATTGCTACTTTACAAAAGGAAAATGAAGAAGCTGCAGAGCTTTATAATACAATTAAGACAGAACATGATAATTCTTTAGTAGAACTTGAAAAGTTAACCCAAGAAAATGAACAATTAACTAGTTACAAGGCTGCCGCAGAATTAGCGAAGAAGGAAGCAATTCTGACTAAGTATTCTGCTCAACTTGATAACGAAACAATTGAAGGTTTCAGAGGTGAACTTGATAATTATACTGAAGAAGGTTTAGAAAAAGAACTTGCTTTTGTATTAGTGCAAAGCAAACCAGCCATTTTTACTACTGAAGAAAAAGTTCCTAACTTCGTTCCTAAAGATGATAGCCACAATGGCGGAATCGAGGAAATTCTTAGTAGATACAAAAAATAACGGAGGAAGAAATTATGGCTTTTAAAAGAATGACAATTGACGGTTTTGGTCAATTAGAATTAAATCAGGTAGCCTTCCCCAGAGATGGAAGAATCGAAGCTCAGTGCGCACTTGATGCAACTGATTTCGCTGATGTTCCTGCTGAAAATGGAATGCTGCTTGCTGTAGATAGAGTCAACAGAACAGTTAAGTTCCCTAAGAGCGCTGTTATAGCTACTTGCCCTGTTGCACTTAACTATACTACAGAACATATGTATGATGAAAGAGCAAATTCACTTAAGGACTTCAAGCTTGAAAGGGGAACCTTCCTTCCTAGACTTGGCTTCCTTTCTGTAGGTGAGCTCTTTACAACCAATTGCGTTGGTTATGCTGACACAGAGTGGACCGCTACTGGTTCTGGCGATTCTGCAAAAACAGCTGATGAGAACTTCATTGAGGCTTGTGAAGCTGTTGATACTACTCCGCTCTATGGTGGTGTTAGTGATGAGGGTGCGATTGCAGTAAGTGCTACTAAGCCTTCTGCTGGCCCGGTACTCAAGGTTGTTGAAGCCACAACTATGCCGGATGGTTCATTTGGTATTAAGTTCCAGGTTCTGAACGCATAAGAAGAAAGGAGGAGATTTAGAAATGACTATAAATGAATTAAAACAGTTAGCAATTTATGCTGCTAAAGGTCAAGCCCCTACCAACTTCTCCGTAGAGAACGTGGATGAAGCACTGGCTGATGGCCTTAGAGAAATGGCTGGTTCAATTAACCAGTTCATGAAGAATAGATATGACATCTATGACATTGTAATCAGCGCTGCTGATGAGATTGTTCCTAAGAAGGTTATTGATGCCGTAGGCATGTTTGCTGAAGTTCAGCAAGTACCTCAAGGAACAAAAGCTATGTTTAGAACAAAGCTTGGAAGAATGAGAGCAAAGAAATTCCTTACTCAAGTTGGTCTTTCTGGTGTTTATGAGACATTCAGACTTGATAATGGAAGATTTGAAGTTGCTGCTCACGCTGTAGGTGGCGGATGCAGAATTGACTTCGAAAGAATGCTTGACGGAGCTGAGAATATGGCTGAACTCGTTGACCTTCTTACTGAGGCTCAGACAGACGCTGTATATCAGGAAGTTCAGAGAGCACTTCGTGCTGCAGTAAATCAGACTGGTGTTCCTGCTAACAACAGAGCAAACGTTACAGTTGGTAATACATTTGATGGAGCTGAAATGATGAAGCTTATTACAACTGTAAGAGCTTATGGTTCTGGCGCAGTTATCTTTGCACCACCTGAGTTCGTTGCTGCTATGGGTCCTGATGCTATCGTTCCTATTCCTCAGAGTGGAAACTATGGTGGAGTATATCATCCTCAAGACATCGATGCTATTCACAATACTGGATACATCAACCTGTTCAGAGGAACTCCTATCGTACAGATTCCTCAGTCATTCACTGATGAGTCAAATACTACAACTTGGATTGACCCTCAACTCGCTTATGTACTTCCTACTGGTGGTGAGAGAGTTGTTAAGGTTGTATTCGAGGGCAACACTCAAATGTGGGATTGGGTAAACAAAGACCAGTCCATGGAAGTTATGACATATAGAAAGCTTGGAACTGCTATCCTTGCTTATCATAACTGGGCTATTTATAAGAATGAGGCTATTCCTCAGACTTATAAGGAAATGTATCCTAACGTTTAATTAGGTAATAAGAGGGGAGGGGAATAATCCCCTTCCCTTATTTTTTAATTTATGAGTAGTACGTATATGGCCTTCGGCGAGCGGCATCTCGACTCTGGTCCTGGACCAGCAGATTTATGGCACGGCCGCCCTCTACGGTCTACGTAAATTTTTGGAGTTAAAAGGAGAATTACAATGGAAGACAAAGTAAAGGTTAAGAGTTTAATTTCTCACAGAGTTGTATTATCAGTACCTGATATGAGATTAAACAGAGTTTGGGAGAAAAAAGGAACAGTAAGAACAATCCCGTTTGATGTTTTAGAAGAAGCATTTTATGATCCCGGTGTTCAGGCATTATTTACGAATGGAATCCTTGGCATTGATGACATGGATGTAAAGAAGAGACTTGGAATTGAGCCTGAAGACGCGACTGAGCCTGTGAATGTAGTTGCTTTAGATGACGCGCAGATGTTACGTTATCTTACAGTATTACCAATTCATGAGTTTAGGGAAAAAATAAATGAACTTCCAATTGAACAAGTTTATGAGTTAATTCGTTATGCTATCGAACATGAAATTGCTAATTTTGAAAAAGCTGAAATGCTGAAACAAGTTACTGGTATTGATATCATAAGTGCAATTAAATTAAATAGAGATGATTTAGCTGCTCAAAAGGAGGAATAAAATGACCTCAATACAAGCCGTCTATGATGCTTTTCTTACAAAGATGTTAGAAGACGAATGGTTAAATTGGACCGATGAAGAAAATCAGCAAGACTGGCGTTCGTTATTAGATGGAGCAATTCCTTGGTTTAAGTTTCCGCGCGTTAGTTTGGAAATTGATGAAGATGGATACTTTGTTGATGAAAATATTACTAATGCAGAAATTCAAATTTTAGCAACTTATATGAAGTGTGAGTGGTTAAATAGGGAAATTTTAACTTGGGAGAATGTGAAACCCTTATACGTCGAGAGAGACTTCTCTCAAGCAAACCTAATTGATAAATTAAAACAATTACTTGAACGGGAGGAATATAAAGCGTTAAAATTAGAACGTGTTTATTATCGCTCGCGTAAAGGTAAACCTTTCGATTTTAGAGTACTCGCGGGAGAGTAAAATGGAATATAATCCTACCGTACAAGAAGGCTATTATAATAATTTAAAAAATAGACTTTTTGGATTGCTTTGCGAGTATGAGAAGGGTAGAGAATGGGAGAAATTCCTTGACTCAATTTTAATTGAACTTTTAGGTTTTGACGAAGACGAACGCACAATCAATTATTATAGATTATACCACAAGCTTGCGGCCTGTCGGTATTTGAATTATGAGAGGTTTAGAAGTACAATTTTTGATTGTATGTCTTTACTTTCTAAATAGGAGGTTGCCGCGATGGAAGATTATTATCACAATGTCTATCTAAAGCGGTTAAACCGCTATGGAATAGATTTTCAATCTCGTATGCAGAGGCAGAGAGAGGAAAATTTTAAATTACAATTGAAGAAGTCTGTATATTATGTTGAGTTTGAATATAAGGATGAAATTCACGCAGGTGAGTTAACTCCTTTAAGACAAAATGAAACAAAGACGATGCAGTATCTGCTTACAGATGTTCATTTAGATATGCCGAATGGAACAATTTTGTTTATTCCCGATAAGGATATGGAATTGCGTCCATGGATGATTTATTATCTTGAAGATATAAAAGCTAGTGGATATAATAGGTATATCGTAATTAAAATGACACATTATCTGATTTGGAAAGATAGAGAAGGAAGAGAACAAGGTACTTGGGCTTACTTCTATGGGCAAGAAGATAATATGTTAAAGGATGAACTTAAATCTAGAAGTAGAAACAAGACATTATATACAGAAAATTTAAAGTTAAGTTTCTTTATAATGCCAAGGAACGAATTCCTGCGTAAAGATGATTATATGGAAGTAGGTGAAGGGCCGTTAAAAGAGGCTTATGTAGTTACGGGTTATGATATTCAATCAACTCCTGGAGTTGAATTCGTATCTGTTGACCCTCAATATGTAAGAGATCAAACTCCGCCACCGGAACAGCAAGAAGAAGATAATAAAGATGATTTCTTCTGGATTAATAAGGGGGTAGAGAATAATGGCTGAATATAAAGTTAGGAATTGTTTAGATTTAGGTGTAAATGCACAGAAGATTATTAAACGTCTTTTTGCAAATCAAAATCTAATGAAACTTTTATATTATACTGATAAAGACCCACTTTCACATGAAGATTTGACTAAAGAGCAGATTGAAAAAGAGGTATTTGAGAAACTTGTAAAAATAGTTCCACGAGTTGGGCCTAAGGAAACGGCGCACTCAATTATCGCACTTAGAATTGCGCGCGGCCGTCAAGATATGAATAACTCTGAATTTAAACATGTAACAATTAGTTTGGAAATATTCGTTCCACTGACTCAATGGATTATTAAAGATACGAATTTACGCCCGTTCGCAATTATGGGTGAAATTCAAAAGTCATTAGATGGAAAGAAAATTGATGGTTTAGGTAAAATGAGTGGTGGCGATTTTGACCTTGACTTTTTAACAGAAGAAATTTCCGCCTATTTAATGACTTTTACTCTTACAAGTTATGATTGATGATAGGGTATTACTGGGTTTTCCTATTACCTTTAAAAATATATGTAAAGTTTATCCGCCTACTGTAAATGATGTATCGGGAAATGAATATTTTAGTATCTACCATGCATTATTTACGATTACGCAAGAAGATTTAAATGATGAGTATTTAAAAAATGAGAATATAAAGCATATTCCTACACCTTTTGAATATTTGTTATTAAACTATTATCAAGGTGGAGAAATGCAGCAGCACATATTGGATGGGTTTCAGTTTTTCTTACATGAACCTGTTACAATAGTACCAGAGATTAATATGTTACTAATTGGGAAAAGCGAGGATGAGTTAGACCCTGATAAGGATTTAGATAATCCTCGCCTTCTCACCGAAGAGAATTATTTTGATTTTCAGAATATGATACGTATGGTAATGGGAAGTTCGGAAGTAAAGCCACCAGACCCAGAAGAACAGAATCTAGACCCGCGCATTTTGCGTTATAAGAGAAAGATTAGAGAAGCAGATAAAATACGTGCGAAAAAGAAACAAAAAGATGGACCAAAATTTGGAACTTTATTAGCAGCAATTTGTTGTATGGGAATAGGTTTAACTCCACTTAATATCGGAGAGATAAGCTATGCGTGCGTTCATTGGTTAATAGCAATGGAACAGCAGAAAGAAGCGTATGATATAGATATACGTTCATTACTTGCTGGTGCGGATAGTAAAAAAATAAAACCAAAATATTGGATTAAAAATTTAGACGAAAATTTATAGGAGGCTATTTAATATGGCAATTATTCTTGATAAATATGCTATAAAAGAAGTCGCTGACGTAATGTTCTATGAGTTAGACTCAAAGGGCGCACCTTCCGCTCCAGTGCTTTATCTTGATACTCTTAAGACTTCTACTCTGTCACAGAGCTCTGAAGTTGTAGATGCTAGAGGCGGAAAGGGTAATGTTAAGATTCTTTCTTGGGATACTAATAAAGAGCTGACCATCGAAATGGAAGATGCTGTATATAGTGCTAAATCACTTGGCATCATGTTTGGTGGTGAGATGAGAGTTTATGGTGATAAGCAAGAAGTTTTAAGAACTCTGCCTTTCCGTACAGATAGTATTCAAGAAATTGGTGCCTCTCCTGCTTCTTCTACAAAAGACTTTTTAACTTTTTCTATTAATGATAATAAATTATATATTGCAAAGAGTTTAGTTACTGTCTTTAGTTATCAAGAAGCTGACGGAACAGAGGTCGCAAATCCAGTTGTAGTCGATCGTGCATCTGTTGATTGGACTACAGGTAAGGCTGGAAAGCAAACAGTTGAATTTATTACTTTTGACTTACTTGATTGTACTTCTACTGCTGAAGCTAGAGGTACTGAAAATGGTGTAATTTCTGGTGGTGTAACTATTGATATTGGTGCTAAATTTAATTCAAACACCTACTATATCACTGGTGATACTTATGCTAGAAACGTTGCTTCTGGTAAGGATGAGTTCCTTCAGTTCATTATTCCTAAGGGAAAAGTTTCTGCAGAAGATGTAAGTCTTACTATGGAAGCTGATGGTGACCCCGCTACTTTCTCAATGTCAGTACAATGTCTGAAGTCAGAGAGTGGTTCAATGGTTAAGTTAGTTAAGTACAACCTTGGTAAGGGTGGTACTACTACTGGTATTGGTAATAAGGGTGTTGCTTCTGTACTTGATGATTTTGAAAGTGCTCATGATGATTATACAGAAACATATGCACCTATTACTGGAACCTCACAAAACGATCCTAACGTTACTTGGGAGTAATTTAATAATTAAAACTAATGGCGGGGAGGCGGCGAGCCTCTCCGTCTTTTATTTATAGGAGATAAAATAAATGGATAATCAATTCGGAATGCAAGAGCTATACTCAGTGCAACTAAAAGCGACTTATCCTATAGAGGTAAATGGAAAACAAATTGCGGCTGGTGAAGTAGTTGCCGCATTTGATAAGATAATGATGAGTAGGTTTGATGAGATAAATCGTCAGGTAGCCGCGCAAGGTGGTTACTTTAACCGAAAATTAGTTGTCTTTACGAGGACTGAAGGAGTAAACCTTGCGTTTACGCAAGGGATTTTTTCAAAGAGTCAGTTTGGACTTATGAATAATTCAAAGTTATTAAATATAGATACAGATACTAAATCAGTTTTAATCTCACAACGTGATGAGTTAGAAACAGATGAAGATGGTATTATTGAATTAACTCATAAGCCTGCTGACAAATGGATTTTTATTTACAATAAAGAAACTGGTGAGAAAATAACTGGCGCACAGATGCTAGATGAAATACATATACAAACTCCTTTAGTTTATACAGACGTTATTGTAGATTATACTTATGAGTATAAAAATACAGTTACGCAAGCAATTATAGGCGATCCGTTTATGGAAGGATATTTGAGTTTAGAGGGTCGTACAAGATTCAAAGATGACGTAACTGGTGAAACACACACTGCAATTATTAAGATTCCAAAATTAAAAATAACGTCAAGTTTGAATCTGACTTTAGGAGAAAATGCACAACCAGTTGTGGGAGTTTTTGAAGGTGTGGCTTTACCGATTGGAAGAAGTCATGAATTGAAAGCGGTAGAGATTTTCTTTTTAGAAGATGATATAGATGAGGATGATGAATGGCGTTAATTTTTAATTGACGCTATTTTTTATTATAAGGAGGGAGAAAGGATGGCAGACACCTTTACCTTTACGATTAAACCTATAACTGATTTATCGGATGTAAAGGCAAATGTTGGTGAAATACAAAAAGCCTTTAGTAAATTAAAACTACCTGATAAATTAGGCGAAGGACTAAATAAAAATATTAAAAGCTTTTTTACGGAATTTGAGAAATATGAATCAAAAGTAAAAGAAGGCATTAAAACATCAGGTGATTATCGTCAAGCAGAAAGCTCTTTAAATAAAATTAATTCTCTTTATTCAGAAATTGTAAAGGATATACAAACTATTTCTAAAGGAGATTTAAGTGATGTCTTTGATTTAGATTCTGGTGAATTTAAAGTAGTTGGCGATCAAATTAAAGAGATTGTTAAACAGCTTGATAATATTAAAATTGATCCTAATAAGATTACGGGACCAATTGAGCAATTAAGAAGTCTTATAAAAAATGATAAAGTTTCTGGCAAAACCGGTATTTTAAATAACTTAATAGGACATGTTGAAAAAGGTGAATTAGATGAGGCAAAAGCTGCTTTATCTGATTTAGAAAAGTATATTAAAAAAGTTAGTTTACCAGAAGGGCAGACCGAAAGAATAGTCGGCAAGATGACTCGTAGTCACAGCGATGCAGCGCGAGAAGCATTAACCGTAATTCAACAAGTCTTTGCCGAGGCTCAAAATAAAGGATTACCATTAGAACAAACATTAGATACTTTAAGGCAACGTTTTCAAGACGTTCAAAATAGTTCTGCTAATTCTTTAAGAGATTTTACTACACAAGCGGGTGAATCTGTCGAAGCCACAGAATCTTTAGTTGGGGCTTTACAAAAAGCTCATAAGGAAGATTTTAACTTTGATAACCAAGTTAAATCAATAGATAGACAGATACAAAGTTATTTTGGTCTTGGCCAAATGATTCATAAAGTTGGTAATATCGCGCGTGATGCTTTTGGCACTATTCAAGAATTAGATAAAGCCATGACTGAAACTGCAGTAGTTACCAATTTTGACGTTGGTGATATGTGGGAAAAGTTACCTTTATATACAGCACAAGCCAACAAACTTGGTTCATCTATTAAAGATGTATATGAAGCAACAACTCTTTATTATCAACAGGGTTTAAATACAACTCAATCTATGGGATTAGCAGTAGAGACATTAAAAATGGCTCGTATTGCTAATATGAGTGCAAAAGATGCCACTGATGCAATGACTGCAGCACTTCGTGGTTTTAATTTAGAATTGAACCAAACATCTGCTCAACGTATTAATGACGTTTATTCTGAATTAGCTGCTATCACGGCATCAGATACTCAAGAAATTAGTACTGCTATGGAAAAGGTTGCTTCTCTTGCTCATAACGCGGGTATGGAAGTTGAAACAACATCTGCTTTCTTAGCACAAATGATTGAAACAACCCGTGAAGCACCTGAAAACTTAGGTACTGCTTTAAAAACTGTAGTAGCTAGATTCCAAGAAATGAAGCAAGACCCTACAAAATTAATTGATTCTGAAGGGGTAATGCTTGATGCTAATAAGGTTGATAAAGCATTAAAATCTATTGGGGTTAATCTTTTAGATACAAATGGACAATTTAGAAAATTAGACGATGTTTTTCTTGAAATAGCCTCTAAATGGGATACTATGTCAATGGGTCAGCAAAGATATATTGCTACTATGGCTGCGGGCTCTAGACAACAATCACGTTTCATCGCTATGATGAGTAATTATAGTCGTACAATGGAATTAGTTGATGCGGCTTATAATTCTAGTGGTGCCTCTCAAAGACAATTTGAAAAAACTCTTGAATCTTTAGATGCAAAGTTAAACAAACTAAGAAATGCTTGGAATCAATTTACTATGGGACTCATGAATGATGAGTTATTAAAAGGGGGAATTGATTTATTAACAATCTTTATTGATAAGATTAATGATTTAGTTGATTTTATTGGGAATATACCACCTGATCCATTTAAAGGAATTACTAAATCGTTAACTACACTTATATTAACTTTAGGTGGTTTAGGTGCAGCACGAAAAGTCTTATCAAGAGGTATCGAAAGTGGAGTTGGCTGGTTTAGAGGAGATATGAATGGCAAACAGGCCATCGCCAATCTTTTCTTTTCCCCTAAAAATGCTCTCACTGAAGCAAAAGCTGAAAAAGAGGCAGCAACAAAAGCTGGAAAAGAAGCAGGAAGTGCTTTTAGTATTGCTTATGCAAATGCACGTGATAATATATTAAAAAATAAACCTTTTATTCCAACTTTAGCTAAAAATGGAGAAATTTTAAATTATAAACAAGTTGCGAGTATGGTTGGTGAAGGAACCGAACAACAGCAAGAGGCTTTAAGACAATACCAAAGAGAAGAAATTTCAAAGGAAGATTTTGCTAAACAAGTAGGGCTGTCATTAAATAAAGACGGAGATTTCGTAAAAGGAGCAGAAATATCTACGACCAAAATAGCTCAATTTTCACAAGGGGTACAATCTGCTGGAGTTGCTTTGCAATCTTTTGGAAATATTTTACAAGGAACTCCTTTAGCACCTTTTGGTAAATTAGTTTCTACTACTGGTATGCTTCTTAGTAATTTTGGCGGTCTAGTTGCTAAAGCTGCAACTACTGCTGCAGTAGGAGTAACTACTGCGAGTGGGGCAACGGTTACTGGAATTAGGGCTATAGGTTTAGCAATATTACAATCACCATTAACTCCTTGGATTTTAGGATTAATGGCTTTAGTTGCAGTTGGAAAATTAATTTATAATGAATTAACTCGAGAAAAACGTGAAATGGAAGCACTTGCTGAAGCAGCAAAAACTTCTAGTGATGCTTTTGATAATCTCAAAACCGCAACCGAAACCCTTAAAAATTCAATTGAAGAATTACGCAATTCTGACAGTTTATTTGACGGTCTTGTGGTAGGTACAACTGAATGGAATCTTGCTCTTGTTGAAGCAAATCAACAAGTTCTTGATTTAATTAAAAAGTATCCTATGCTTCAAAAATATATGACTACCGATGCTAATGGTCGTATGAGTATTTCTGAAGCAGGTTTTAAAGCAGTTCAGGACGAACAAAATAAATTATTAGGACAAGCACAAGCTTTAGATATATATAATAATGCATTACATAATGCTGCATTAGAAAGACAAGAACAAGATAAGTTATTAAAAGACGAAGGTGTTACAAAAACAAAAGCTAAAACAGTAAAACATGGACGAGATAGTTATACAATTACTGAAGAACAAGCCGATGAGATAAATTATAATGCACTTTCTGATGAAGGTAAAAGAGAATGGGAAAGTATTGAAGCTAGAATAAAGGCAGAATCTGAAGCAGCAAATAAACAAGCTATTCGTGCTGCTTTGTCAACTAGTGGAGAATTAAATGATACTGTTTTAAATCTGTTTAGTCAGAATTTTGAGGATGCACAAAAAGCTTTTAAGGGCGAAACAGATATGTCTGTAATGAAACAGGCTTATGCAGATTTCATTGGCGGCGTTTTTGATAGTGCAACTGGAACAATTACTGATTTAAGCGGTGAAGAAGTAGATATAGACAAAGAAGCAATTCAAAAAATATATCCTCAAATTATGGCACTTCTTCACTTCCAAGACCAAGCACCACAAGTTGAAAGTGCAGTTAAATCTCTTGGGCAGTCATTTAACTCATTATTTGAAAATAAAGAAGGATCTACTTTTATTAATGATCTTTTAGACAATAATCTTGAGGCAGATGCTTTTGCAATTAATAAATTCTTAGATATGTCTGATACAGAAATTGAAAAAGTATTAGAAAATATATCTGATGAAGAAGTTAAAGCTATAATGCAGAGCGATACTGCACAAAAAAGTGATTTAATTAATTTATTAAAAACGAATGCAGATAATTTAAGACAAGCTCAAACTCAATCTTATAAAGATGCTGCAGTATGGTATGCTAAATCGGTAAAAAAATGGAATGCTGATACCGCAAAAAATCAAAGTACTTATTTAGCCAATCAAATGAAAAAAATGTCAGTTGGAAGTGCTGATGCAATTAATAACTTTATGAACCAAATGTCTCAATCTTTTGATTCTGCAGCACTTTCTACAATGGGCGAAAGTTTATTTGATGCTTTACTTGGACAAACTGATGTAGTTCAACAAAAATTAGCTGGAATTATTAATAATGTAGATTGGTCGAGCGCGATTGAACGTGGTAGATTCTATGAAGAGTTTGAAGAAGGTACAGATGCTTTTAAAGAATTAAATGCAGAAGGACAGAAATTCATTAAAACTACAAAACAAGTAGATAAAGGACTTGATTTAACTGGAAAGCAATTCGAAGAACTTGTACAATCATCTGATTTTCTTGAAATATTAACTGAAAAGTGGTCTGATTTCGCAGATGATTCTGGCAAAATTGATGCTAGTGGCGTTCGTGAAATGGCCAAAGAATGTGGTACATTAGGAAAACTCTTAGATTTAGATGAATTTAAAGCTGAAAACTTAGCTACTGCATTAAATTATTTCCAACAGACAGGAAGCTTTGATGGTATTAATTCCGCAACGCTTGCTGCAATGCAACATTTTGATGCATTAGGCAATTTAGTTGGGCAAGTTAAGAAAGACATAGATGATTTTGACGAAGGCCAAGACTATAGTGAAGGTATTGAAACATATCGTAGCCGGATGGAAGAATTACAAAAAATGTTTGAGTCCGGCCAATATAGTAATGAAAAGACTCTAAATCTGGCTAAGAATTTATTTGGAGTAGATCAATTTCAAAATTTAGTCAATGAATATGGAAGTAATAAAGCTGCAGAAGCACATTTAATGGATGCTGCACCACTATTGGCAGAAAATCTACAAGATACTGCTTTAATGGCTTTAGAATCTATGGCTAATGGAGTTAATATTTTTGGCGAAACTATTAATGATGAAATTGATGACCGATTAAAAGTAGCCTTTAATGCTGATGATATAGACCTTCAAATTGGTGATATGACCCAAGAAGAGGTTGTTGCCGAAATGGCAAAACGACTTGATGTAAGTGAGGAACTTGCTAGAGGTATTCTTGAAGGACTAGTTGGCCAAGATTGGGGTCTTGTTGGAGATAATTTAGCTTTAGATTTAAAACGTAATGGACGTTTAAAGGGTTTACAAGAATTTGCAAAAACTCAAGATACTACTAGAGGCTTTAATACAGACAATGGTCAAATGGCTATTAGTCAAAGCGTATTTGATACATTATTAGAAACAGGTGGTTATCTTGATGAAATAGGTACTACTTATAAGGACAGGGCCGCGGCAGAAAATGCTCTCAAAGAACAAATGATTACTGCCTTTACGGATAGTACTAATAGAACCGTTGAAGCTATTAATGTATTTGATAATACCGCTGAAACCTTAGACGGCTATTTACAAGCAAAATATGGAAAGGCTGTTAGTGTTGAAAGTGCTGCGATGCAGTTATTAAATGTAGATGCTAAAAAAGGCATTGGAGATTTTACTGCAGCAATTCAACAATTGCAAGCTGATGGTTACAATTATCAACAGGCAACTGAGTTAATTTATAATCAAGCCAAAGATTTAAATCTTCAAAAATTATTGGTTGACGGAAAAGAGGTTAATCTTGAAGATATATTAAATGTTACTGAATTTAATGATGCTATTGACAATTTAGAAGAAGCAAGTCATTGGGAAGATGTAGGTACTATTATTGCTAATACTATTGCAGACATTTTACATGAAGCAGGTATTGGCAATGGTTCTAATAATGATAATACAACTACTGGGAATACTACAATAGCACCAATTGAGGCTGAAGCTAAATTACATATAGTAGAGAATTTAGAAGTTAAAAAAGAAGATGCGGTAAAAAATTTAACTTATACACAAAATGAAGTTAAGGCATTAGAAGCACAAATTAATGATTTAAAACAAGCAGATCCAACATGTGATACTTCAGAGTTGGAGGCACGTTTAGAGGAAGTAAAAGCTAAAGCACAAAGTTTTAGAGATGAAATAGATATTATTAATACCAAATTAAATAATTTGGCTAATAAAACAGTTAATATTCATTACTCAACTTCAGGTTCTGCAGTTCCTAGTAATTTACCTACTTCAGTAAGGGCTGGAATCGTTTATAAAGGTAAAAATAATTATATTTCTACAACTGGTTTCTATACTGGTTCCGCTGCTAGAGGTCGATATGGTACAGTAGGTCCAAAGGATAGAGGTGGTTTAACTCTTACTGGTGAAAAAGGTTTTGAAATAGCTTGGCTTCCTAGTGAGAATCGCTCTATGATTGTCGGTGCCACAGGGCCACAAATGGTAAATTTACCTAGTGATGCTGTTGTATATACACATGAACAATCTAAAAAAATTATTTCACAGAAATCTATTCCCGCTGGTTCTCATGCAAAATATGATCGCTCTAGTTATTATTATGGTGGTTCTGGTGGTTCTGGTTCTAGTTCGGGCTCTGGAAGCGGTTCAAGCTCAAGCTCATCTTCTGATAAAGAAAAAGACCCTAAACGTACAAATTGGTATAAAGAAGAAATTACTCGTTATAACCTTAACCAATCAATTAACCAAATTACCGCCCAAATTGAAAAAACCACAAAGTCAATCGAAAAATCTCTTGATAAACTTGGTACAAAATATAGTGACATTGCAAAAGACGTTGATACTCAAGCTAAACTTATTAACCAAAACATTTCAAACCAAAAAGCACTTCAAAAATCATATCAAGACCAAATTAATCTCCTTACAAATGGCGGTCGTTCACTCTGGATTGATATAACCGATTCTGCAGGCAATTCAAGTCAAAAATCAATTTCAACTTCTCAATTTATCTCAAAACAATCAGATGGTTCATATTATGTAAATAGAGATAAAGTTATGAGTTATGCAGCTGGCCTTGGTGGAGATTATGAATTACAAAAAGTAAATGCTGAGTCAATTTTTAATACAATTCAAGGCGAACTTTCAAACTTAACTTCTGGTTTATTAAATGCAACTAAAGCAATTCAAGATGGAGAAGATGAACTTCAACAACTTATTCAACAAGTTGCAGATGCATTCTATGCTTGGGAAAATGAGCTTACAAAAATTTATGATTTAAATCAGCAACTTGAATTGAGTGATTCTCGTAGAGGACGCCTGGCTGCGGAAAACTCTATGTTACTTGCTCAAATTGAAGCAGGATTTAGTTCAGCTGCGAAGGCTGCAGATAGATTAATACAAATTCAAAAAGATGATGCTACTTTAATCAAAGACAGAATTCAGTTATTAAAAGATGACATTAAAGCAAAGCAAGACCAATTAAAACTTTTGGCAGAATCATCCGATGAAGAAAGTGATTGGGCAAAATATAATTATAATAACCAACAAAAAGTAAATAATGGCGGCACGATTAGTATAGAAGAGCAAGCACTCGAAAAAGTTGCACGTGATAACTTAATTGCCGCGAGAGCAATTGAAGCTTATGTAAAAATTACTCGTAATCAAGATGGTACTTATAGTTTTGATTTAAATGAAGATTTAATTGAGTCGGAAAGATTAAGTGGCAGATTAAATGAACAAACATATAATGCAGTTAAAGAAGGTTTTGATAAATTAGTTGAAACTAATGAAGATTTACAACAGTCTATAATAGATGCTTCAGATTTAATGACTGAATTATACGAAGAATATAATGATCATATTAAAACTTTAGCTGATTTAGAAAATGATTTAATAAAAGCATTTGAAGAAACAGCCAAAATGGAAGTTAGTAAACTTGAAGCGCTTAATTCTTCACTTACTGCTACAGCTAAGGCTATAGTTGAACAAGTTAAAAAAAATCTAGACGCTAGACGTAAAGCTGAAGATAATGCAAAAACTGAATCTGATATTGCAAAAAAACAACAAAGATTAAACGCTTTACGTGCGAATACAGATGGCGGAAATGCAGTTGAAATTGCTCAATTAGAGAAAGAAATTGGAGATGCACAAAAGTCTTATGGACGTACTCTTGAAGACCAAATGTTATCTCAAATGCAAACTCAAGCAGATGAGGCTTCTAAACAGCGTCAAGAACAAATTGATTTAGCTAAACAACAGATTGAATATAATAAGCAAGCTGGTGTTTATGCTGAAATGGCAGATTACTTACTTGATAACATTAATAAGGAATCTGATGCTATTGCGACAACATTAAATAGCACTGCTGATTTAGGTACTGGTAAATGGCAACAATTAGTAGACGACTTAGAAATACAAAATCAAGTTGCAGAAGCTTTAAGAGCTGCAACAGGAGTTAAGGAATTAGAAGATATATTAGGCGATAACATACTTTCTGCTAATGGTCAGACTACTAATGCCATTAATACTATAGGCGGAGAACTTATTCAAATAATTAGTGGTGCTAATGGGGTTATGCTTAATACAAAAGAGCAAGTAAGTTCAGGTACCGGAGGAGCAAAGACAATTACTGCCCCTGAAGTTACTCAAAACGCCGCTCCAAAAACTTCTTCAAGTTCAAGTTCTTCAAAGAGTTCATCAACTCCTAAAGCAAAGGACTATTCATCTGGTTGGCTTGCTACTCTACCAGAAACCAATTCAAATTACTTTAGTGCTTCACAAGTCCAAACCTTACAACATGGCTTGAATACAATGAAGTGGTCAGGTTTAATTAGTTTTGGTGCTGATTTAGCAATTGATGGTATAATTGGTCCTAAAACAACTACTGCAATTAAAGCACTTCAGAAACTCGTCGGTACAACACAGGATGGTATTTGGGGACCGCAGACTGGTTCAGCTACACATAAAAAATATCCGAAATATGCACGTGGCGGCCTTGCGAATAAAACTGGTCCCGCTTGGCTTGACGGCACTCCAACAAAACCTGAACTTGTATTAAATGCACAAGATACAAAGAACTTTATTGCATTAAAAGATATACTTTCTGGTGTAATGCGTTCCATTTCTCATACAGACACATCTAACATATACAATTCACCCACAAACTTTGAAATCAACGTAAATGTAGATAAAATTTCAAGTGATTATGATGTAGATAAACTTACTGAACGTATTAAACGTAATATTGTAAAAGATGCAACTTATAGAAATGTAACTGCAGTACGGAATTTTAGATAAAATAAAAAGAGGACTCAATTAAGAGTCCTCTTTTAAATTTGTTTTAATTAAGAAAAGAAAGGCATGAGAGCATCTAAATCTTCAGTAGTAACTTCAATTCCTTCTCCAAGGTCTTCAATTGTGAGATTATAATTTTCAATACCAACCTCTAAAGTATGAAGTTCCTCTATTTTCTGATTACATTCAGCAATCATTCCATCTTTAATAAGAATCTGAGTTTTATCTTCATTATACATAAGATTTCCATCTTCATCTTTCTTGGCATATGTGTCAACGATTTCTTGGAATTTTTCTGCATAGTATTCAGTTTCTTTTTCAACTGCATTTTTAATCTTTGTCAGCTTATAAGCTGCCTTCAGCGGAAGTTTAATTGAGTTGAAGAAGTTATAAGCATTTCTAAAATTTAAAGCCTGTTGCATTGTAACAGTAATCATTTACCTTTTCCTCCAATTATTCCCAGTTGAATATTTCAACTTTTTTCTTATATGTATTTGCAACGTATTTTCCTAATCCTATTGCATCAGCAACATCATCAGAAACGGTTACGTCAAACCACTCTTTAACCAAATTTTGCATAGAACGTTTTTTATCCGCGCGGGTGCGGCCTTTGACTCCACAATGCGCTCGCCATGTTGCTGGCGCGCACACTACAGTATCAACTCCATTTTCTTTACAAGCCACAAGTAATGCGCCCTGTAATCGTGCAAGAGTGCGATAAGTTGTAACACCAATAATTTTATTATTAAATTGTTGCAACTGGATATCTTCCATTCCGACTATATCAATTTTTTCTTTTATAATAAATTGTACGAGCCAGTTTTTAATTTGTATATCTCTTTCTATCTCATCATCCGCGGCCGCCTCAAACGTTCCGGCATTAACTAACTCCTCCCCATCAAAAACAGAATATCCAGTTATATGCGTCGCTTGGTCTAAACCTAAAGTACGCTGTACATTCTTTTTCTTTGTGGGTAAAGTCTCACTAAAATTATAATATTTATTTTGTTCACAAATTGGACATTTCCATCTATCTCTTACTTTTTTATAAGGAAGATAAACTTGATGTCCCTCTTCGCATTCAAAAGTTAAATCAGTATCTAAATTTTTATATTCTTTAGATATTAATTTCCAATTATGTTCTATCGCCGCCTTTCGTATATCATCTATTCTAATTTTACTCACTTTCCGGTATGTCCAAATCCGCCTTGACGGTTGACTCCAATATTTTCTACAGAAGGAACTTCGATTAAATGCGCCTGCGGCACTTTAACAAGTCTCATCTGTGCAATTCTATCTCCTTCAGAAATTGTATATACATTTCCATGGAGTATTGACTTAATATGGATTTCACCGTTATCGTCAAATTCATATTCTATATCTTTAAAAGGTGGCTCTATGTTTTCAATTATTACACCAATTTCATCTCTATAACCGCTGTCAATTAAACCAGGTGTATTTGCAATACGAAGTTTAGTTTTTGCTGATAGACCACTACGTGGCTGAATAAGTATTGCATAACCTTCAGGTATTGCCATTTTAATTCCTGTTGGAATTATAATTGACTGACCTGGTTCAAGAGTATACTCTTCTTTGGCATATATATCCATTCCCGCATCGCCAATACGTGCATAGCTTGGTTCTTTTGCGTCTTCAGTTTTTGTATACGGTATAGATACAATTTCTACGGCGCCGAGTCGAGTTTTTATTGCATCCCCCATTTGGATTAATACACGACGAACAAATGCTTTCTTAATATCACTTAATTCATCAATTGAGTCTATAACATATATAAATGTATCCATATCATTATCAATAGAATCAATTGTTAATCCGCCTTCAATCATTGCGGTAGTTATAATTTCATCAAATTCATGTGTATTGAATGTTTCAGTTACAGCTTGGTTAAGTGAATCTTGAAGTATTTCAAAATCTTCATCACTCATAGTAAAAAGTGTTCCAATTACATCTGCTCCACCAACCATATCCAAAAAGTCGGGATTATCTTCGACAAGTTTTTTTAAATCTTCTGCAATCTGTGGATTTTCTTCTGCAAGTTTATCAAGTAAGTGCGCGCCGACTAGTTCTAAATTATAATCATTCGGCATCCCAAATACCTCCAAAAATCTTTGTTACTTTTGTGGGCCAAGCCTCATCAATAATTTCGCCTTTTGCTTTCTTAGTTTTATATGTATAACTACATCCACCAAGAATGTATCCTTTTTCTGCAGCATCTTTTCTGTATGATTCAATTATAGTAATTGCTTCTTGTTCTGAATCTGCTACATATTCTTCTGTTACCTTATAAAGTCTCATTTTCCTTCTTCTCCTCTAAACAAATTAATTCTTTTGCCCAAGGGAGAGATTCAATCCATTGGCAGAATTCTCTCCACTCAGTTAATTTATGATTGCGCCTTGCAAAATATATATTTCTTAAAACAGCATAGTTTGCTGTCCAAGTACGAGTTTGATTATATGATTCAGGTAATAACTGTATAAGTGCGCGCCAATAATAATTTTCCTTAGTTTCAACATATTTTTGTCTTAACCATTCACAATTTTGTATAATTTGGTCAAACATTTCACGAACTTCATAATCATATTTATAAGTTCCATTTTCTAATATTGAATTAGAATAAAAACACAAATCAAAACTAAAATCAAAGTTTTTAATTGGTCTAGAAGTTAACTTATGCATTGTAGATGTTGAATTAGCGGTTGTTCCAACTTTATATGTATCCATTTCTTTCCACCAATAAAGAGGTGCAGTAATATCAACCGAAATAAAAATTTGTCTCATAAACTTTGCTTCATCTGTGCCGGCGCGCACAAGACTTTGCGCAAGTTTTAAATCTTTTGGTCCAAAATAAAATCTATGCTCATAAGGTCCATCTTTGTCTAATAAAGATGAATCCCATAGCCAATCTCCAGTTTCTTGTTCTGTCTTTAACCATTGTTTGCGGTCAGCTTCTGATTCTATATCTTCTAAGAAGCCATATCCTAAATATTCCATCCAAGCATCAGTAGAATCAAATAAACGACTTGCACAATACTCATCGTCGCAATCTCCCAGTCCATAACGACTATCAGATTGTTTCCATGATTCTAATGGATTACGCATACCTCTAATTGCATTCTCAAAATTAGATACACATTGATTATCAAACTTAATCATATAAAACTCCTTTTTATTTTCACTTTCTATATATATTATACCACAAAAAAAATTTTTTTTCAAATTTTCGTAAAAGAAAAAGTCAGAATTATTTCTGACTTTCTTTTAATCCTTCAGCATAACCTAATGCATGCTGTCTTCGTAATTCTGCTTTAACGTTTTCAAGAGCATTAGGAAAACAACTACCGACTAAAAATCCAAAGCTAACTTCTTTAATCTTATCTTTCTTTAATTGTTTTACAATTCTGTCCAAAAAAGCTACTTCAACTTTTAATTCATTCATTGTTTTTCCTCCACTCATCGTTTACGTGTTCCCAAATGTTTTGATTTGAGCTACCACGTAATTTTAAACTTAAATCTTTTTTTGATTCATCAAACGTACCGTCTATTAAAAAATCAATTTTAGATAAGATGGAATCTATCTTGTTATTCGTAGAATTAATTAAATCTGTGAATAAAAAACCAGTCCATACATAAATTTTAATGTGCGGATAAGCCGCGCGCACAGCGGATATTATTTCCTCTGTCATTTCTACATTTTGGGCAGCTAAGGGTTCACCGCCCAATACAGAAAAGTTTCTATTTATTCCATTAGCACCAATTAATTTAATTATTTCCCATTTAGTTTCTGACGTATACTCGCGGCCGCCCGTAAAATCCCAGGTTTCGGGATTAAAACAGCCTTTGCACCTATGGGGACATCCTTGAACGAAGAGGGAGACACAAACTCCCTCTCCATTTGTTACATCATTAGGTATTATTGCATTATATCTCATTATAGTTTCCTTGAATGTTTAAATCTATCTTCTACTTCTTTCTGTTTTCCATAATTAAATGCTGTTTTATAATCACCAGTAAGATAACCCGTTACTCTACGAAGTCTTTGTATATGCGTTGAACCACATTCAGGACATTCATTTTCAATCTCACCCGTCCAACCACATTCTAAACATGTATCATTAGGAACATTGATAGCAAAATATGGAATATCTTTATCCATCGCATAGGTTACAATTTGCTCTAATGCGGATAAGTTTTTCAGAACTGCACCTTCTAATTCAACATATGTGATACAACCAGCACTTGAATATCCCGTAAGCTGACTCTCAATGTCTATTTTATCGAAAGGTGAAATTTCTTTCCATACGGGTACATGCATTGAATTGGTAAAGTAATCACGCTCACTGACATTTGGAATTACTCCAAAATCTTCTTTGAATTTAGTCATAGCAGTATAGCATAAATTCTCTGCAGGTGTATAGTATACACCGAAATTAAGTTTATATTGCTGTTTGAACTCGGCGCACCTATCTTTAAAGAGTTGCTCAATGCGCTTTGCAAGTTCCATTCCTTTTTCAGTTGTGTGGTCGCAGCCGATAAGAATTTGAAGAGCTTCTGCAAGTCCAAGTTGACCAATTACAATTGTTCCATGCTTAAGTGCAGAACGAATTCCCTCTTCTGGAACATATCCTTCCATTGTACCATTTTCGTACATGAATTTTGCACTTGCAGGAGACTGAGAACAGATATATTCAAAACGTTCAAGTAACATATCTTTAGCTTCATGAATTTTTTCGTCAAGTAAATACATAAAGTCTTCTACATTACCTGCCTCCATCGCGAGGGTTGGAAGTATAATTGTTACTGGACAAATGTTTCCGCGGCCGTCTTTAAGTTGACCAAAACCATTAATATCAAAACCATTAGCTGTACGGCAACCCATTGTGCTGAAATATGTGCGCGGATCATTTCTATCATATCCCGCATTACCACTCCAATCTACATTTGCATAATTTGGATATAAACGCTTTGCAGTTGACTCAAGAGCCAGTTGGAATAAATCATAATTCGGTGTACCGGGCTTATCATTAACTCCTTTCATATACTGAAAAATTCCACAAGGGAAAATTGGAGTTTTATGAAGCTTACCAACACCTTTAATTGAACCTTGAAGTAAAGCTCTAATAACCATACGACCTTCAGGTAAAGTACAAGTGCCATAATTGATTGAAGTGAAAGGAAGCTGATTACCGCTTCTACTCTGAAGAGTATTAAGATTATGGTACATACCTTCTACCGCTTGTTGAGTTTCTCTTTCAGTCATATCCATTGCATAAGTATATGCTTTTTCATATGCTTTGAAATCCTGGTCTTCAATAGACTTATCTTTCATATCATTAAGCCATTCAATAGTATAAATATGCGGTTCAATATACTTCATTCCATCGCAAAAATGTTTGTAGAATGATTTACGTACATAAGGAACCATAGTCCAATCTAAATGGCTTGCACTCACTCCACCAAATTGCTGAAGCGATTGAAGTTGAAATAAAACTGCCACAAGTTGAAAAGCAGTATTAACTGAATTGGCAGGGCGCACATCCGTTTGCCTTGTATTAAAGCCTTCTGCAAGTAATTTATCAAAAGGAACTGTAAGGCAATTGTGCATACCTAAGATATAAGCATCTAAATCGTGAATATAAATTTCATTATTTAAATGATTATTTCTTGCCATTTCACTTATAATATTATCAAGTGCATATTGTTTAAAGATTACGGAATCAGCTTCGCCTCTGCGGCCGCCGAAACTATATTCATCAACATTAGCATTTTGATTCTGAACATCAGTCGCTGCGAGTTTAACTGCGACCTTATCCATCATTTGTGTGTTCCAATTACGAACACGAGTTCTTTCGATACGATAGGCTATATAGGCACGAGCTACATCTTTTCTACGTGTGCTCATTAAACCTTGCTCTACCATATCTTGAATTTCTTCAACGGTAAGTATTTTACCTTTGCTTTTAGCTTCTACAAAATCAGCAATATTATTTGCTTTTTCAGTGGCATAAGGTGTTATATCTCCGTCAATTGATTTAAAAGCTTTGATGATAGCTTCGATAATTTTATTTTTATTAAATTCAACTAATCTACCATCTCTTTTCTTAATATATTGCATTAAAGCGTCCTCCTAGGTATTTGTATAGTTTAAGGATTATTCTTCTTTTCCACAATAAATGCAAAATCCATTCTCAAATTTGTGATTACATTGCTCTCTTAATTCATTGTTTTCATCTAAAAGTTCTTGAACTTCAGGTTGTAAAATGAAAACAGAAGGGTCTAATAATTTAGCAATTTCTTTGTTGTTGAAATTAATTTTTTCTCTAATTTCTTCTGGTGTCATATTATCACCTCTCATTTTCATAAAATAAAGTAAATAACTCATAATTTTGCTCGCGCACGAATTGGAAACTTTCAATTACTTTTTGTTTTGAAAAGTTTAAACTTTTATAATTTTCTTCGCTTAAATGAGCAAAAAAGCTATACATCGTATCGTATATTAGTTTTGTTTTGCGAGTACGATGTTCTACAAGCGCGCGGCAGTGGTCTGTGTAAAAGTCAAACAATTTCATCACTTGAATCCAACGTTTATCATGGAAAAAGTTGTCATCATAAATAAGTGAAAAATTTAATGCTTGACTACGTAAAGTTGATATGGTGCGCATTAGTTGTACTATATCTTGTGTTATAAATTTATCATAAGTAGTATTATCAGTTACATTTAAGGTTGTTTGTTTTATTACTGATGGGGAAGAAGCCTTAGATATAAGTTCTGGCCACCACTCAAGGTTAGGTATTCCATTATATTGTATAGAATAAAATTTACCACTTGGAAGTAATTGATACCAAGGAATTAAATCTGATTCTGAATTAATTTGAACTGGAAATTTCATTCCCACACGTTGGCGCATAGGTATTAAATTTTCTTCTAAAAGTTCATGTATCATTTCAAGACTTCCGTTGATGCGCGCGAGGTCGAAATCATGTAGCATGAGCATATTATGCGGCCGGTCTTTAGGAATTTGACGTTTGAGTTTATCCCATAGATTCTGCTCGTCCAATGAAAGTCTCATATGTAATGCATTTTGCATTATTTTTAGCATTTGAGGTTCTGTTTGAGTACGCCACATGTAGTTTTCAACAGTATTATAAATACTTATATCTGGGGCGCACATTTCAATTTCAATTGGTAAAGCTTTATATTTCCATCCATCATACGCTCGGCCGCCGTAAACGACATTTTTACGATATGGCAAATATTTCGGTGATGGATAATCTTGTCTTACTAAATAATTTGAATATCGTTCAGGAATAAAACGAGGAGTAAAACTTACTATTTGACGTTTACGTTTATAGTAAGTAGATAATTTCATTAGTTCTAAGTTAAAGACGGGGACAGAGGGGTATAATTTTAAATCCCCGTCATATAAACCATAACTCATATTTCAATTCTTTCTGTTTGAGTTTTAATATATCCATCTTCATCAATTGAAGTTATTAATTCAACTAAATGATGTGGAGTTGACTTATATTTCTTTGCAATAAAATTATCTTCTCGTTTAATTCCTGTTATAATAACTTTATTTCCCCTTGAAAGCCATGATTTCTCAACTACGTGTTTGTGACCATCTGCGCCCTTTTCAGAAATTTGTTTATCATAATGAGTAAACGCATCACCAAAAATTTTAACAGTTACAACACTATCAGTTGTTAATAAAGTTACTGTTTTCTTATTCTTATCTTTATCTAAAACAGTTCCTGCTATACGATAAATTTTATATAATGGAATTTTTTGACCAGTTTGTTTTGAAGTAAATTCATAATTTACTGTTGGTTCATCGGATAACTTCGAGAAATCTGAAAAACCATAAATTATATTTTTTACTTTACTCAATTCATGGTCATGTATATAACAAGAAATTGAATCCATTTCCCATTTACTTATATTACCATCACAATATTTATCCCATAAATCTTTATATAATCTACGATTTACTTTATTTAATAAATCTAAATTATTTTTTTGAATAAATGGACGAATTATATCCATTTGTTTCTTATATAACATATCCCATTTAACTTGTTTGATTGTAAATAAAATTCCATCTTGATTATATGGTGTTAAATAATCTATATCAAAGTTATTACTATAAAAAGTAAAAGCTGGCATATCTAATCCATATGAATCATTAATTTTATTTTTCTTTATATACTTATTAAAGTTAAATACTCTACATTGAAAATCATATTCTTTAGGAATTAGTTTAAAGTCAATTAACATCTTCATATTTTGAAGAGTTATTCTCTTCTTTTTATCACTAATTAAATCTATATAAAGTTCCATCGCTGAAACTCTATCATTATATAAATTATCAAATGCTCCCGATTTAATTAAATTAACCATTTGAGGTTTATTAATTTTAACTTTACTCAAAAAGTCTGGAATTGATTCATACGGACGATTATTCATAATTTCACGAATTAAATCATCACCAACTCTTGTAATTCCACTTAAACCGTAAATAATTAAATTCTTTTCTACATCTGGCGCAAATGTATATGAAGATTTATTTATATCTGTTGCAACAATTGTAATACCATTATTTTTCATTTTACCAATTGCTGTTGCAATCTTACCATAATTTGCTGTCTTATTTGTTTTCTTTTTAGGTGCGGCCGGTCCATCTTCTTCTTCATCAACTTCTTCCTCTTCTTCAGATTCTTCTTCGAAGTTACCTATATCATTAGAATAAAATTCTTCAACCGCATTAACTATTTCATCTTCTTCTTCAATTTCTTTTTCTGCGCCGCCGCTATCTGTTATCAGACACGCGCAATCCCATAAAATCAATGGATACCTATATGCTAAATTTAACTCTTGAAGTCCAATTAATGAATATGCTAACGTATGAGATAAGTTGAAACCATAACCTTTACTCATCGCAATTAATATATTCCAAGTATAATCACAAAGTTTTTCATCTAAACCTTTTTCTTTAATTGTCTTAAAATATTCTTCAGTTAATTTATCATATTCTGCTGGATTCTTCTTTGCAATTGATTTTCTTAACTTATCTGCCCAAGTAAGATTAAATCCACCTAACTCTGGAAGTTGAACCAACTGCATAAACTGCTCCTGTGCAATACATAAACCATATGAAACTCCTAAAACTGGTTCAAGGATTTTCTTTGCTTCTGCGCCAAGACCATACTTTTTAAGTTCTTTATCCCAATCACCTGGATGTGCTTTAAATCTTGCAAGTTTATTAACTGGCATTTCTCCGCCCTTTTCAGTCGCCATTAATCTAATTGCAGAATTAAGAATTGCTAAGTCATCTACTGAGGTCGGTTTCATCGCTGCAATTCCACTAATACCAGATTGCTTTTCCATTTGGAATAAACTTTGAACTTTATGCTCCCAACACATTTTCCACATCTCAGGTGCTTCACGTTCTAACTTATAAATTCCAATGATTTTTTCATAAGTTTCTCTCAAAGTATTCTCTCTTGACTCATATCCATAATCACAAATTAAATCAATACAATTATGAATTTTATCTAATGCTTCAACTGAAAGAATATCATATTTAATTAAACCTGTATCTTCAGCGGCATGAAGATCAAACTGAGTTATAATCTCTCCATTGGGTGCGCGCATAAGTGCAGCTGAATCAGTAAATGGTTCATCAACAAAGATAACTCCACCCGCATGAACTCCACAACCATTTATTAATCCCTCAATTCCTTGAGCTACTTTCCATAACTCAGGATAATTTTCTTCCATTTCAATTCTAAATTGTTTTGAAGCACTTATTCCATTTTCAGAATCTCCATAAAAAGTTTGCTTTAAAGTTCTTAATTGTCCTCTATCTGCCTCAATAAATGAAGATAAATATTGAGCTGTATCTACATCAATTCCCAAACCACGTGCCGCGGTTAAGATTGCAGACTTAGATTTTTCAGTTTTTAAAGTCAAAACATTCGCAACTCTATCTTCTCCATAGATACGACGAAAGTTCTTTAAAACTTCTGCTCTGCGGCCGCCTTCAATATCAATATCTACATCAAGAACTGATACACGTTCAGGATTTAAAAATCTCCAACGCTTCGTCTGGCTCTTTTCTCTTAATGGATTAATTTGAGTTATACCTAACAAATATAATAAGATAAATCCTACCCCAGACCCACGGCCGCATCCAACTAATGTTCCTGCGTCCCAACATGAGTCAATTATATTTTGAAGATTTAAGAAATATGCGCTCCATCTACTTCCATTTACTTCAGAACTAATCCATGTATCTTCAAGACAAGCATTAATTTCATCAGCAGTTTCTTTATTCCATAAGTTATCTTCTACTGTACTATTAACTAATCTATCAATAATTGCATAAGCAAGATGTTTATCTTCATCATATTCTGACTTTAAGAAAGTTTTTAAATATGGAATTTTATCACTCCAAAATTGTATAGTATCAGGTTTAACTTTATAATACTTCCAATTTAATCTCGGAATTTTTAATGGCTTCATTAAAGAATAATCTTGACATTTATCTTTAATTTCTAAAATTGTTTTATATGCTTTTTGAAGAACTTCTTCTCCCATTTCTTTTAACATATAAAATTCAATTTCTTCCGTATTCATAAGATAAGTTGTTGCATAGAAATCATCAACTTCTCTATCGCCCTGCTGTGAATTAAGAAATGCTTTATGAATCGTTCTATCTTCTTTCTTCAAATAGTGCGCATCATTTGTAATTATATATTTTATCCCTAATTCTTCACTTAATTCAACTAATTTATGATTTACATAAATCTGGTCTTTATTAAATGATGGTTGCATTTCAAAATAAAAGTCATCTTTTCCAAAGATAGCTTGCATTTGCAAAATCCATCTTTTAATTAAGTCAATTGATGGCGCGCCATTATCTCTATTACGAAGAAGTTGAGTTGGCAAACATCCACCAAGACAAGCGGTTGAACCTATAACATGACCTGGGTTAGTACTAATTATGTCGATTAAATCTTGATAATATGTTGGAACTCTTCTCATGCGGCGCGCGACATAACTTCTCATCCATGCGCGCGTTGAAATTTCACGAATTTGTTGATGTCCAATTTCATCTTTTGCGAGAAGAATAAAGTGGAAATATCTATCTTTATCCTTATCAAAATTATCAGAGTTTAATCCATTTCTTACAAGATAAATTTCATTTCCAAGAATTATTTTGAAATTTGGATTTTTATCTTTAATTTTCTTATAATATTTTTCTGCACGAATATGTGATGCGATTGTGTCGTGCTCGGTAATCGCTACTACTTCTTGTCCAAGTTCGACGGCATAGTCAACTAGAGACTCAACCGTATTAATTGAGTCCCTAAGACGAAAATTACTAAAGTCTGTGTGATTATGCAGCGAACCCGGAAATTTTAATTTCTCCATTCACGCTACCTCTCTTTCTACTTTCTATATATATATTATATCAAAATTTTATTAAATTGTCAAGTTATTTAATAATTTTTGACGTAAATCTTCTTTATTAAAACTCTTACATCCAAAATAACTTTCATCATCAAAGGTTTCCATTAGAAATAATTCAATTAAATGATTAAAATCCATTTTGAAGTCTAAAGAATCTGCATCTTTAAAAGAATCTCCAATGATATAATTATCGGTTTCAGTACAATGAGTTAAAACAAATAACAAAAACATAGTATTAAAATTCATTATATACCTCTTAAAATCCTAATGTTCCATCGTCAATTTGAAAATCAGTAATAAAAATTTGTGGCGTTATTCTTCCCGCAAACTCATTTAAATTTGCTCTACCTACAATTTCTAATTTAATTGAATCAGAAGGTACTGTCGCCAATTGTTCAATCATTTCTTTTGCATGAAATTTAAGATAAGTAACTCCAAACTTTTCAATTCTAATAGTATCTGCATTCTTACCAATAACTGCGATATCATTTCTTTTTAAATTAATATCAGTTACATGAATAAGTGGTTCAGAATTATGCTGTCCAAATATATCTTCATTCGCGGCAAGGTCGTAAATCAATGGAATTATATCTGGGTCTGCCGCGAAACGTTCGAAGTTGACTTCATACCAATTCTCACCAAAATCCATATCTGCTAACTCTTTATTCGCATATTCATGGAAATCATGTAAATTCTTATCAAGAATTGAAATACCGCAAGCATTATCATGACCAGCTGTATATTCAAAATATCCACTTTCATTCATAAAGTCTTTAAAAGACTTAAGCGCAGATTCATTTAAGCCTCTACTTGAACCTCTATCATATCCTTCATCATTTAATCGAGCTACAATTGTTGGACGCTTATACTTCGCAGCCAACTTCATTGCAGTTAATCCATTTAATTCTGCAGGGAAATCTTCTTCATCTAATCTAACGAATAAAATTTTATTTTCTAAAAGGTCATATTTAAAAATTTTAATTTCAAGTTCTTCTACAGCCTTATCGAGAATTCGATTTTGCTTTGCTCTTGCATTTGTACACTCGCGCGCAGACTCAATCGCAACTTCTTCATACGTTCCCTTCGCGCCACGCTTTTGACTTGGAACCATCTGATGTCCATCAATAAATGCTTCAAAGCATCTGCGCTTTTCATCCATTGTACCTACACGAATTAATGCGTTGATTAAAGGTGTGATATAGAAAGCAATTGTTGTGGGATTAATTTTACCTCCCATTGAAAAAGACTGCTTTTCACAAAGAGCAAGGAAGAAATAGTTTTTAATATTTCTTAAACCTTCATAGATGATATATCTATTCTCAGGCGATATAACACTCATCATATCACTGACAATTCCAAGCGCGGCGAGGTCAATTAAATCATCAGCATAATCTGTTCCTTTGCGCATATCACAGAAGCGACAAAATTGCCAAGCTACACCCGCGCCACAAAGGTCTTTGTTTTGATACCTTTGTGATAGCTGATTATTAATAATTACTGCAGAAGACGAGAACTGAGTATCTTCTTCTACAATATGATGGTCGAGAACAAGACATTTAATTCCTTGCGCGCCCAGTCGTTCATGAAATACATAATCATTACTACTACTATCAGGTAAAATTACATATCTTAAGTTATCTTCTCCTTCAAGAATTGTATCTATTACATCGCTAAGTCCATGACCCTTACCTTCATGAAGAATATAATCAATTTGTAAGTTTGGGTTTACTCGCTTTAAATAAGTATACATGATTGCACTAGAAGTAAAGCCATCTACATCAGAATCTACAACTAATAAGATTCGCTTATCTGGGGCGAGATTGGTTATTTCTTCGAACAGATTATAACCTTGAAAGATATTATCAAAAGCTTCGGGGTCTTGTAATAAACCTTGAACTGGTTCTCCTAAAAAGTAAGGTAATACATCTTCCGTAACTCCACGTTCCTTTAAAAGTTCTGCAGTATAATCTTGTCTTATATCTTTATTTACTAATTTTGTCTTCACTTTACAATAACTCTCCTTTGTAACAATTTTTCAAATGTATCTTGTCCTTTATCTGTAGGAGAGTCCTTTAATTCAAGTAAATTCTCCATATCATAAATAAAAGAAAAGTTTGCATAATTTTTATATTTATTGCATAGTTTATATAGTTTATTAAAATATATATCTTCACCAGGTTTTTCTTCCTTATCGAAGCAAATTACAATTTCATTTGGATGGCAATTTTGAATTAAAATTTTAAGTGCAAATTTATTAAACTGACTTCCGCATACGGCGGCCGCGCAATTTAAACGGTCAAAACTATCCATTTGTAATACTGATTTTTCTGCTTCAAAAATAAAACATATACCTGTCTTTTTTATATTTTCTTTTGTCTTATTAAGTCCATATAAGTTAAGAGATAAAGGATGACTATACCATTTACCTTCAATTTGAACTGGCATATATTTACCTATATTCTCTACTTCCCAAGGATTCAAGGCTCGGCCGCGCACACCTACTAACTTATTATCAATATTATAATGAGGTATTATAATTTTATTCTGTGGTATGGAATATAAAATATTAAATTTATCCATCGCAGTTTTACTAATTCCATCATTAAGCCATTCTGGTGGATAGAACTTAGTAAAAGTATTTAAAATACCTTCTGAATATGTGGGAAGCTGTATATGTTCAGGACGTCTATATTGGTCGCGAATTGATTTATAAGTTGCATGTCCAGGCGCGGCCAGCCGAAAATTACTGCAATCAAGAACGACCTTATATATATCTTCATACCAGTCAAAGTCAATTCCTCTCGTTTCATAGTAGTGTCGAAGGAATTTAAAAATTGACATATTACCATCCTCTGTATAGCATACAAAAAGATGATTATTTTCATAGTAATATAATTTCATTGAAGCTTGCGCGGGGTCCTCATTATGACATATCGTCGGAAAAATCACATAACCGGGGCGCCGCACATATGTTTCAACTCCTAATCGTTCCATTAAGTCAATTATCTTATCTGTATTTAACTGTTCAATAATACCTTGATAATCAATCAACTACTTCACCATTTTCTAACCTTTCAATTATTTCTTTTAATCTTTTATCTTCTTCAGAATCCCAATTCTTAATCTGATATTCTTCTCTTTCATAAAAATTTTCAACTGGAACCATTCTTGCATCAGTTACAAATAAATCTTTTCTTTTTAAAGTTCCTAAATTCATAACTGACCAAATGCGGACTTGTGTCCATTCTCCACTTCTCACTTTATATATATCAGTTACTAAATTCGGTGTATCAGGCATTCCCGCTAAAATTGGAGTTAACACATCTAATTCTTCTTTTGTTGGTCTTGCCATAATCGCACCATTATCTGCCTTATTAATTGTACTACGACCACCCGCGAGACTTCCTTCATTTCTTATATCTTTATTATCATCGCCTTTTGCATTTAACTGAGTTGAAGTAAACATCGCTACATCTAACTCAACCGCTAAATCTTTTAAAGCCGTTGCAAACATTAACAATACTTCATCATTTCTTAAAGCGAATCCTCTAAATTCATCAAGTAATGCTGGACCAATAAAAATATAATCATAAAATACATAACCTATATCTCGAGTGATACAATTTTCTCTGACTAAAGTTTTTACAAGTTCAATTGTCGGATTCGGCATCTTAACGAGAGTCAAATTCTCTTCATAATGTTTCATTAATCCAATCGCTTGAGCGATTACAGCCTGCTCTCTCTCATTAAAATCTCCATATTTAAAACGACTTTCACTAAAATCAGTTAAGTAAGCCAAAATCATTTTTCTAACTTCTTTAAACTGTTGCTCTGTTACTATAAATAAAACTTTTTCACAATTTCCAACCTGTTCCCATTCACAAGTTTCTGAATTATATCTAATCGGATAAGCTAAATAACAAGCATCAGCAACTGCATTTCTTGTTTTACCTACCGAACTCGCCGCGGATCTAATTGTCAATGTTCCCCTTCGCGCACCGTCAATAATTTGATTAAAAATATGTCCTTGAATTGGTAAACCTATATCTTGCACTTCTTTTAACTGTTCAACTAATTCTTCGATTCCTTCGGCCGCACTTTCGGTTTCAACTTCATCGTTAATTTCATATTTACTTTCTAAATTTAAAAGTTTTCCCCTAATTCCATCGGTAATTTCTTTTAAAGTTAAAAATTCAAATTTACTATTAATTTCCTGTGACTTTGGATTTGTTAAATCTTCACAATAGAAATTACTTATATCAATTCCACTTTTCTTTAAATCATTTAATAAGTTTAATTTTTTAAACTTATTATAATAATAAGGAAAATTTTCTACTTGTGCTAATTCTTGTATATCTTGTAAATATTCAATACCATTATTGCTTCTAAAAGTTGCCTTGGCCGCCTCATTATGGCTCATTTCATTTTCTATATCTATAGGTTGAATGTTTGTGGCGCCATTGCGATATAAAACTTCAATCGCACTGAATATATATTTTTCAAATCTATCTGGAAAGTCCGTTAAATTAAAATGATATTTATCAACCTCACTTAAAAATTGAGGATGCTTCATTAAACTTCCCAATATCTGCTGGATACAACCTTTATCTATCATTCGTCTTCCATCCTCTCGATCGCATCAAAGTCCATTTCATATTTCTTTTTCTTCTTTGATTGACGAACTACTACCTTTTTTTCTCTTGATTCGGCCTCGCGCATTTGCTTTTCAATTTGTGCAACGATTCCACTACTTTGTCTTTCTCTTAAAACCCAATAAGTACAAGCTTCATTATATACAAATGGAACTATACCAATACCACCATGTCCTTTGTCCCAATCATTATGTTTTACTTCATAAAAATATTTTAAAGTAAAGAAAATACCTTTCATCGTGTATTTATTTTCTTTTATAAATTTTTTTAATTGTGCTTCAATCATATGAAAATCATATGATGCCTTTAAATCTCTTGAAATAAAATCATAAATAAAACTTTTATATTGCTCATCGGTTGCTGGAACAGAAGTTTTCCAATCTTCATAACACTTATGGTGATAATAAAAATTCTTAGACGGCATTATCCAATCATCTTTTTCTTTATTTATTTCTACTTTACAAATTCTACAAATTGGCATTTTCTCACTCCTTTCTAATTATATTATATCATAAAAATGAAAAAAAGTCAAATTTAAAAAGCATACCATCATAGTATGCTTTTCAATGTTTTACATCATATCACGCATTTCTAAAACTACTAAATGCATTAAGTCAACCTGGTCTTCAGTGATTTCACTTAACTTAATCTTTCTACCAAAAATCATTTCGACTTTCTTTAAAATTCTCTCTGCATTAGCAGGGTCAGAACCTACAAGATTGCCCCAAAGAGTTTGAGCTTCGGCGCGCTCTTTAGTAAAATCAAGAGGCTCTTCAACTTTCTGTTCAAGCTTATCTACTACTTTTACACCCTCTTTTTTCTCTTGCTCATCAATAGCATCATTAATGGCATCAACAAGCTCTTTATAACCAAGTTTAATTTTAGGTGCAAGATATGGAAATCGACTCCCTGCCATTACTGTAGGGGTCTGTCGAGTATATAACCATCTATGACTATCGCCATGTTCATCCCATTCAGTAGCAATATAACCAATTATATCTACAATTTGATTAACTATTTCATAACAACGTTTAGGCATTGAAGGAGCCAAAATTTCAATTTCAGAATCATTAGCTAATTTTTCTTTTCTCATTTCAATATGAGAAATAAGAACAAGCCCATAACCTAACATTGTAATTTTTCTTAAGCAAGATTCAAACTCTTTCTTGGTTGCGGCATAGCCTCCACCCCAAGGAATATCACTTATTGACTGTACTCCATTCTGCGCACATATAAATTGTTCACACATTTCATATGCAATAGTAGTTGTATCAATTGTAATTGTTGAATACATTTCGCGCGCTTCTGGTTTCTCAAGCTGACGGAGGACTTGTTTGAAATCCGCCCAGCGATTAATATCTACCGCTTTAATTCCGCCAATTGCATTATATCCTTTTTCAAACGCAACTAAAAGATTTTTAGGAAAACGGGAAGCCAAAGTGGTTTTACCCGTCTTTGGCTTACCATATATAAGTATATATTTTCCTTTTAAATCTCGTGAAATTACGGTAGGTTCAATATTTAAAATATCTATACCAGCCATAATTCACCTCCATTAAAATCCGAGGTCTGCAAAACCAGTTCCAGGACCAGGAGTATTCTTCTGAGCTACTCTGCTCATAGACTTATCTTTCATGGCCTCGAGCCTTGCTTTTCTATCAGCAAGAGCACTCTGAATTTCATCATGACTATAGGCGAAATCTTCACTCAGAGGAGTCTGTGAACCACCAGTTATAATTAAATCGCTAACAGAAATGGTTCTTGTTCTTTCGATGGGTTCACCAAAATCAACTTCCTCATATGAAGTTTCAGTCTTTGAGGTAAAGTTAAGTCTTCCATTAGCCTTAACTGTATCTCCCTCTTCCCAATACTGGGAAACTGCATTAATAACGCTTTCACTTTCAGCATAGAAAGGAATTACATCAACCATCCCACCATACTGTGGCAGTACTGCATTAATCACATATCTACCTGTAGGCTCTCCATTCCTATCAACTTCCTCTTTCTTCTGTGCTACCACAAATTCTGCAGAGAAACTTGCTTCAGGCTTGCAATCTGCCTTATTAATTTTGTTAATAAATGAAGCATTAATTCTAGGGAAAGCAATAAGTCTACCATCCTGTGAATAATATTCATTCATTCTAATATTAGCGCCAGTAATTCTAACTCTATCAGCCGCGTCTTCATTACCTGCGGCCGCGACACTTACAAACTCATTCTTTACTCTCATTAAACTTTCATATGCGGGATTTGGCTTTCCAGCATTAGTTGTCTTGTATGAGAATACATGAATGGGAATCATAAGTTCCTTGTCCTCGCCACCAATCTTCTGATTAACCTTTACAATAATTGAACCACTGATACCATCCATCGGTGTTCCATCTTTCTTTGTAAAAGTTCTTGCCTCAAGGTCGATTTCGTTTAAAATTCCTTCTATCTTTACTCTATTTTCTGCCTGTCTTAACATTCTTATTTTCCTCTTTTAATTCTTTCTTTTTAAATTTTAACTTTTAAATAAATAATAGAATGGAGGGTTTCAAGAACCCTCCGGCGCTATTATTCCTCGTCCTCGGAAGGAACAAAGTTCATACCATCTGCATTAAGAACTACATATGTTACGGGCTTGTCTGCTCCCTCAACCTCTACCTTCTCTCTTGCAGCGAGTCCTTTCTTTGTAAGGTCAGTTACATTAGCACCAACACTTCTCTCGGTTCTTCCAAGTGCGCCAGCAAGCTCTGCGATAGATACCTTTCCGCCATTGTCTCTTACATAGTTAAGTACTTCCATTGACTTTTCTGTTAACTTCATTTTCTTTTTTCTCCTTTAAAATAAATAATTTTGTTAAATTTTTAACGAAAGTTTTCTCTCTTAACTTTCTATAAATATTATATCAGATTTTCATAATACTTTCAAATTTTCAGACCGTTCGAATTTTAAAAAATTTGTAATCCAATTACCTTCGCAACATTAAGTTTTATTGACTTGGTACCTTGCGCGCCTTTGCTAAGTAAGTTAATTTCCTCGATATTGAATTTTATCTGAGAGTTTGATGATACCACTACCATATCTCTCTGGTTCACAATGGGCGCAAATTCAATCATTGAATCATTTTCCTTTAGAGTTTGGATTTTAACTCCTTTTGTTCCTCTTCCAGTTACGTTAAACTCAGTAAATGAAGTTCGTTTACTAAAGCCCAACTCACTTATTGTTAATAATTCTTTTACGTTGCTTGGAATGATTTGTGCTGAAACTAAACTATCACCCGGATTTAACGTAATTCCTTTTACTCCTCGCGCGATACGACCAATAGGACGTATATCTTTTGTTTCACACATTACGAATTGACCGCGCGCTGTCAACATTCCAACTCGTTCTTCATTCATTAATAGGATAGAACAAATTTCATCACCTTCATCTAAATTAAGGGCCTTAACACCGATTTTCATTTTTGTATTATACTCGGATAATTTAGACTTTTTGAGTATTCCCTTTTTAGTTAAGAAAATAATAAATTGTTTGCTATCTTTACGATTAAAGAAAGCGAGTTGTTTAATGCGTTCTGTTGTGTTTAAGTTGCAAAGTGATTCAATTGGTATTACTTCTTCAAAAGGAAGTTCTGAAATTTGAGTGTGGTAACAATTTCCTTCATTTGAGAAGAAAAGAAGCGTGTCGAGATTAGTACCAGATGCAGTACTAATCACATATTCTCCTTTACTCATTTTGAATTTGTTACCTACGCCGCCACGCTTTTGAGAGTAAAGCGTAGAAACAGTTGTGATATAAATATTATTTTGATTTGATAGATTGATTAAAAGTTCTTGCTCCTCACGAGGTTCTTCGCCTTCTTTTGTAATATTTAAGACACGAGTACGACGTTCATCGCCAAACTTTTGTGCAACTTCATGCCAACCATTTATAAGTTCTTGGTTGAACAAATCAGAATTGTTTAAAATTTGATTTATACGTGCGGCCTCCCGTTCTAAATCGGTTTTTTCATTGTTAAGTTTTTCAACCTCTAAATGCGCCAGCCTACTTAACTTCATATCAAGTATTGCTTTTGTTTGCGCATCATCAAGTAAAAACCGTTCTTTTAATGCGGCGGCCGCCGTAACTGCCGACTTAGACGTTTTAATTGTATGAACTACTTCATCTATATTAGCAAGACAAATAAGTAATCCTTCAATTATATGAAGTCGGTCAGTAATTTTCTTTAAATCAAATTCAAATCCTCTACGATATACTTCTTTTTCATGATCAATATGAGCTTGTAACATTTCTTTCCAAGTAAATACTCGAGGAAATCTGCCCATATCAAGCATTGTAAAATTAATTGAATAGTAATATTGAAGAGAAGTTTCTTTATAGAGATATTTTAATACCTTATCGGGATTTGTGCGTTTAGTAAGATAGATTTTAATTAATGGTGTTTTACCAGTAAGGTCGTTAAAACGCTCAATTCCTGGATTTTCTTCACTATTAATTATTTCTTCTAATTCACCACAAATTGTATTAGTATAGACCGAATAAGGAATTTCAGTTACGATAAAACAATTTTCTTTCTTATCATAATCAACTACACTTCTTAACTTACAAGCAAAACCCGTACCCGCGCGCATTGAATCTTTTACTTCATCTTCATTAAGTAAAATTGCGCCCGTTGCAAAGTCAGGTGCGATATAAATATCTTCAAAATCACAATTTGGATTCAAAAGCAAATGTTCAAGTGCTTGATTCATTTCTTTTAAATTATATTGTGGAATTGAAGAAGCCATACCAATACCAATTCCTTGACTACCATTACAAACATTGTAAAAGCCTTTACTTGGAAGTACAGAAGGATATTGCTTTGTATTATCGTAATTATCTCTCCACTCTTCAATTGTATCTTTATTTATATCTGTAAAAAGGATATTTGAAATTTTTGATAGTCTACTCTCTGTATAACGCATCGCGGCCCAGTTACCAGACTCGATAAGAGAACCTGCATTACCCTTTACATCTACAAGAGGATACCTCATCGCAAAAGGTTGACCCGCGCGCATTATAACGCCTTCACATGAACTATCGCCATGAATATAGAAGTCTGCCATTGCCATACCTACAGCGTTAGCAGTTTTTTTATAAGGCTTATCATGGGTAAGTTTACGTGTAAGCATAGAATAGAAGATTTGGCGCGCAGAAGGTTTTAAACCATCGCGCACGTCAATAAGGGCACGGTTTTGCAAGACCGCACCACTATATTGAATCATACTATCTTCAATTATAGGTTTTAAATTACTCATTTATTTCCTCATTTTCTTTTAATTCTTTATATTCATTTTGCTTTTCATAAATAAATTCAGTTAACATAATACCACAGTCATCACATACATCTATTTCTTTATCTTTGACATATTTACATGTGGGTGTGTTAACTAAATATATGGGCATTACTAAATGTCTATATATGTCATCAGTAATCTCTTTTCCGCATATATCACAATATCTTTTTGTTACTTCCATTTTTTCACCTTCTATAAATAGTATATATGAATTTTAAGTAAAAGTCAAATTTATTCTCTTACTTTCGAGAAATCAACTTTCTTCATAATAAAATTCTTTCTCGGTTCAACATCACTACCCATAAGTCCATAAAGTAGCTCAATCGCATCTGCATCGTATTCCATCACATCCATTCTCTGATATTCTTCAGTAAACATAGATGCGTGTGCAGTTTCTGCAGGCAATTCACCAAGTCCTTTAGCCCTTGTAACTTCGCCTTTAATTTTACCTCTTACTTTATTAAACTCATCATCAGTAAAATAATAACTTTCTTTACCTTTATTATTTACAATATAAAGTGGTGAACGAAGCCAGCATAAACGTCCTTCACGTATGAACTCCGGCGCGAGATACTGTAATGCCGCCATTATAAGTAATCCTATGTGCGCGCCGTCACTATCTGCATCGGAACAGATTGCAATTTTCCCATAGCGTAATTTAGAACTATTATATTTACCTGGAATTATATTCATTGCACTTAAGAGTAATTTAATTTCTTCATTTTGAAAGATTTTCTCTTCGGGATTTGAAAGACAATTAATAATCTTTCCACGAATTGCAAGAAGTCCGTACTTTGTATAGTCACGAGCTTGCGCCATACCACCCATAGCACTATTACCTTCGACTATTAGAAGAGTTGAATTTTGTCCAAGAAATTCTGCGTCCTTAAGTTTATCACTTGCGAAAACTTTACGTTTCTGATTTTTTTCAATTTCTTTTGAGGCTTCAAGGACTTGTTTACGTGCTTTTTCCGCGGCGCGCTCTGCTTTTAATTCTTTTGTAAGTAATTCAACAATAGAGTCAAATTCATTTACATATCTGCGACTAAACTCTTCTAACATTTGTCCAGTCGCGCGCTGAGCAAGTCCGCGCAACTCTGGATTATTAACTTTCGTCTTGGTCTGATTTGCAAAGGATGGGTTTGGTACTTTACAATTTACTACATAGAATAGACCAGACCGTGCTATATCAGAATTAAATTCTCCTTTAAATTTCTTTTTAAAGAAATTCGTAAGTGCGGTTTTAACTCCCGTTAGTGAGGTGCCGCCTTCTGAATTTGCAAGACCGTTGGTAAATACATACCAATGTTCTTTTCGGTCAGCCGCCCATTGCATAGCAACTTCACATTCAATTCCATTTTCTTTTATAGAGATATAAAGTGGAGTCTTATGAATCGGTTTTTTAATTGAATCCCTCAAGAAATCTAAAATTCCATTGTCTGACTTATAAGTTACACGTTCTTTAGTCGCTTCATTGAATAATTTGAAAGTAACTCCTTTTGTTAGATAGGACCAATTACGGCACATCTCTTTTAAATCTTCAAACTTAATCTCTATTGGTTCTAGATTATAAACCTCTTGAGACGGTTTAAAACATACTAAGGTGCCATGCTTATCTTTATCTTCTTCTTGATGAATTTCAAAATGATCTTTGATTCCTTCTTTTAATACAAGTTCTGCAGCTTGACCATTACGAAAAGAAACTGCTGTAAACCAAGAACTTGAAAGAGCAACCCCTTTTGCTCCTATTCCATTCATACCCGCAACATTTTGATAAACTTTTTCGTCAAACTTACCGCCCGTATGAGGCATTGTATAAATTGCTTCCATGGCTTCAGTACCATCTTCACGAATACCAAAAGGAACTCCGCGTGCATTGTCTATGACAGTTACGTAACCATCCTTATCTAATTCAACTATAATAGTATCTCCATATCCCATAGTTGTTTCATCTATAGAATTGGTTATAAGTTCGCGCACACATTGTAAAACTCCTTGATTATCGGCGCTACCCATATACATAGCTACACGTTCGCGCACGGCGTCGCGGAAGCTTAAAGTTTCTATATCATTTGCTGTATAACTCATTTATTTACCTCTAAAAGAAATTTTTTTGTCAAAACCATGACTTTCGATTTTATCAATATCAGTTGTACCCAAAGGTTCTCTTCTTTCTATAGACATTTTTTCTAACGAAAAGTATTCTTCAAAACTTAAAAATACATCTAAAGGGTCTATACAATTAGATATACCACATGCTTTTAAAAGAGGAATATGTTTAATTACCTTTGTATTTCCAATATACACAGTATGATTATTTATCTTATATAATATTTTATAATTTTGACTATTAATTGCTTGAATAAAATTTTCAAAATGATTTAATACTTTATTAACATTTAATTTTTGAGAAGGATATTTTTCTTTATATTGATATAATACATCATAATTAAAATTAATAATAGATAAATCACATAATACTCTGGACCTATTATAGTTTTTCCATGTATGAATTAAATTTAAAGTATATTCAGTAGGATGTTTGAATGAATCGTTTGTTTCTTTTGTTACTGTTATTAAAAATAACCAAAACGTATTACATATTTGTAAAATTAAAAAATATTGATTTTGATATCTCCAATACCAATGCTTGGCAATATTTAAATATTGACACATCATATCTTTAGTTAATACAAATGAATCAGTTCTATCAAAAGTAAAAGTATTATCTATATATATATTTTGATAATAATCATAAAAGTCTGTGTTTTTATCTATAATTTTCATCTTTTATTTCAATTCCTGGTGGTACGAAATTTTTCGCAAGTCTCCATCTCCAACCATTATTTTCCCAAATAAGAAAATAGGTTATATTAAAATAATCATCAACATGAGTATCAAGGACTTGAAAAATTTCTCCCGTACTTATTTTCTTAACTTTAAACATTATATATCTTTTTCTTTCTTAATTATTCTAAATACATCTTCTTCAGGTATAACTGCTAATCCAGACCAAGTTCCATGTAACTGGCCCATTGAATCAATTGATTTAATGACTCCACTTAAGCCCTCTTGATTAGGTTCACCTAACATATGAATAATTTGAATTGTATCTCCCACTTCGGGTTTTAAATTATTAATTTCTGTCATTTGTTTCTACTCCTTTCATTCTACTTATATTATAGCAAAAATTAAGAAAAAAGTCAAATTTACAAAGCTTATTACTATTTTTTTGACTTATAAATAGTACGAGTACAAATAAGTTATAGGAGGTACGTACCAATGAAAATAGATGAAACTGTAAATTTTATACTTAAGAATAAAGATTCGTTAAATCCAGCAGTTCTCAAAACGGTTCTTATATCAATTGAATCAGATGAAGAGGAAGAAGAAACTGAACCCATAGAGGCACCTGTTGAGGATTCTATAACAGAAGGACCTACAAACGAACCTACAGAAAATCCTTCAACTTTATAAGTTAATTTAAAAGACCGACATACAAGTCGGTCTTTTTTTATTCCCAATTAACAATTTTTGTCTTTTTCTTTTTCTTCGCGGGTGCTTTAACCCAAATCAAATGGTCTCTCGCACGGGTCGCCGCGACATAGCATATACGTGCTTCTTCGTCTTTATAAGCCCTCACATTATATACAAGTACATTCTTATTTTCAAGTCCTTTCGCGCTATGTACGGTTAACACTTTAATTGTATTTTCTTCCATTCGTTCTCTAATCTCTTTACTTGTAAGATCAGCTTGTTTAAAAGTATCATTAGGAATATCTTTCTCTGAAAGTAGATGTGAAAATAAATCTACATCTGCATTAGTACGACAAAGTATAAACCAATCTTTCCATTCATCTTTTAAATATCCTTGAATTTTTTGAACTAATGCAACCGCTTCGCTTGGTGCAAGTGATTCTTCTACAACACATCCGTATGAGCTTCCTCTCATTGGAATTGAATCATCGCTATAAGCAGAACCAAGCCTAAAAAGAAATTTCTTCGCAAAGGTTAAAATTTCTCGATAATTACGATAATTTTGTTTCATATTATAGATAGTAATTGTTGGGTCTTCCATTCTTTCAACAAGAAAGTCTGGGTCTGCACCTGACCATCCATAAATTGATTGGCGTAAATCAAAAAAGTACATAAAATTATCGGGGTTAATTAAGTCAAAAAATTCAAATTGTTCCTGTGTTGAATCTTGCGCCTCATCTACAAGCAAATGAGTTACATGCTTAATACATTCTGGGTGAGCTTGAATCAGTGGAAATAATTCATCAAATTTCTCATCATTAAGTAACTTACGAGTATCAATTCCATAACTTAAAAGTAAGAAATTGCAATAAGAATGAACCGTACCAATAAAAAGACCATTCGGCCGCCCTAAACGTTCATACATTTCTGAGGCTGCATTGTTTGTGAAGGTAATTGCTACAATTTCACTTGGTTCAATTCCGCTTTCTAATAAGAATCGAACTCGTTCCGTTAGCGTTGCTGTTTTCCCACTTGCTGCACTGCTACTTACAAAAACTTTAGGTTCTTCTGTTGTTATAATTTGTTGTTGTAATCTTGAAATTTCCATAAAAGGTCCTTCCTCCTTCGCTTTCGCGTATAAATTTATTTTTTATCTCCAGTTATGGAGTTAAGTCCATAATTTTTAGAGTCGTAAAAGTCAATATAATAAGATTCACGTTCTCTTAATTTGTCTTTTGATACTTCTTCAAGTATTTCAAAGGTAAAATTTTCTGGCCCATCTGTTGCCATAACTCGATGAAGTTGAGATGAAGCAAGAGTTCCAACACCAAGTGCAGATTTAACGTGTTCTTGCCAACGCTTATCTATTGAAGTTGTCTGCCCAATATAAATTTCATTAGTTTTAAGTCGTGTTATTTTATAAACTCCACTTATATCTCCATTTGGAAGTAAACGCTTACGTAATTCTGCAAGTGGTTTTTGATAGTAACCTGACCATATAATTTTATTGATAATCTCTGGACGTTGAAGGCGGCGGGCCGTATCTCGTAAGATTTCTATATCTCCAATTTCATTTGGATCGAGTTGAATTCGATAGAAATCTTGTTGTTCTTCGATTTGCTTTTGACGTAGAATCTCTTCGTTTATGGCCGCGCGCTTTATACGTTCTTCTTCTAATTCAGACTTAATAGTTTTGATTTCATTCTCTAATGTTTCTTTTTGGGTCTGCATAGAAGATAACTCTTCATTATAAAGTTTATTTCTAAGTTCTCTATATTGTACAATACTTGCATCTACAAGTAATCGTTTGCGCTGCTCATATTCTGTGGCTGTGCTATCAATTTCTTTTATTTTACCTTGTCTATAAAGGTCTAAATCTTGATTGACTTCATTATATCGTTTTTCTTTCTCAATTAATTGAGTTTCTAAATTTTTAATTTGAAAATCTAACTTATTAATTTGTTCTTTTACTACAAATTCATGAGTTAAACATTCTTTTTCAATTGCGTTTAGTTTATCCTTTTTCTTTTGAATAAGTTGATTTTCTTCTTCTTCCCACTCCTTTCTAAAATAGGTTTTAATTTCTTCTAAACTTTTTTCTTTTAAATTTAAATTTTCTTCAGTTAGTTTCTTCTTATCTTTTAATACAATAAATAATATAATTAAAGAAAGAAGTAGGAGAACATATACTATATATTCCATAATATAATCCTCCATTTAATTTCTAATTATATTATATCACAAAATATTTTATAAGTCAAATTCTTATAAGCAAAAAGAGCCTAAAATTTAGACTCTTCACGCTTAAGAAAGGAGGTAAATCTTTCTATTTATATAAATACTTATATTATATATAATAATATAAGTTATTTTTTTTTTTTTTTTTTTTTTTTTTTTTTTTTTTTTTCTCTTTTTTTTTAACAAATTTTTGTATTTTTTTACATTTTTTTTTTTTTTATAATGGGTTGGGTGTGGGGGTTGGGGTTGGGGGTTTGGGTTTTGGGTGTTGGGGTTTGGGCCCACCCCCCCAACCCCAACCCCCCAATCCCCAATCCCCAATCCCCAATCCCCAATCCCCAATCCCCAATCCCCAATAAAAGAGCTTTTATTATACTAATAAAATTATAAATTAAAAATTATTTTAAAATCATTTTCACAAAAACTACAAATTTTTGATTTAAAATTAATATATATTTATTTAATTATTTTTATCTTCTGCTATTTTAATCTTTCCTGAAATGAAATTTTCTTTTTCTTTATTTTGTTCTTTCATGAATTTGCTCAGGATTTTAGCATCAGGATCATAATTACTTTTATCATCTTCTTCATCTTTATTTTCATTCACAATTATTTTATTTTCTTGTCTTGTATATCTATTATTCACAGAACCTCTTCTTGTTATTAATTTTGTTAATCTTTTAGTTGGTTTTTTAGTTTGAGGTTTTCTTAAGGAAGAACTTCCACTAATCTC